CCCGATTGAAAACCTTGATTTTGGTGGTTGAGTACATTGATTTCTTTAATTTTTTGGTTAATTTCGCTTGATAAAAAATCATTAAAAGAATCTAGAGATTGTGCAGGTTCCTCTGTTATTTCTGCGTATCTTTTAATTAAATCTGCCCATGATTCTAAAACAAATTTTAAAGCATTAAATGACCCTGACGCTGTTTGCGTTTGCTCAAGTGTTGTAAATCTTGCATCTAGCAAATTGCGTGCTAGTGGTTGCATCTGATCTTGAATAGCAGACGCAATTGACTTTTGGTATTCATCAATGAAATTCATAAAAAGACCTGTATAATGAAAAAGTTAAAGACCTGTAGTAGGAAGCCCGAAAGAGAATAACTGACTTCCTAAAACAATATTAATTTAAAATTTTAGATAAATCAAATATAATTTTATTACAGTTTCCCTGTGTCTTTTCTTACTTTCATCATGGTTGCAATTTTCTCGCCTTTATGAGGCAGAGGGATGGTACCACCCTCTTTTCTAAACATTTTCTTGCCAGAATCCATTTTTTCCCGACGTTCTTTTTCATGACCTCCGATACCTCCCCCAGCAGCTTTCTTTGCTACACCGCCTGTTTTAAAGTTAGCGGACGGCATCATTTTCATCATACCCCCGGCAGCTTTATGATCAGACTCGCCCCCGTGCTTAGTAAGAATCTCAATTGTGCTCATGTTACACTTTTTCATAGCGCTCTCGTTTGATAAAATTTTATTAAAATTAATTATATACGATTGAGAGAAGGGGCGCAATAAGATAGCTACCTAGAGCGGATAAGATCGATTGACATTTTAAAATTCTTTAATTTATTTGTCTTAGAATTTCACAAAGTGTGATACTGTTCGTTAATAAATATTAATCTTAATAGGAGTTTTTTTAATGAACCCAGATTTTCTGTCAGAAAATAAATTGCTATCTCTTCGTTCTGTTTTAAAAATTATCCCAGTTGGCAGAACTACATGGTTAAAAGGCGTAAAAACGGGTCTTTTTCCTAAGCCAGTCAAATTCAGCTCAAGAATTATAGTATGGCGCGCTGAAGATATTAAAAAACTTTTAAACAAATCACCTTCAAATGAAAAGGAAATTGAGTTATTCGAAAAAATCGAATAACTGAAAATAGTCAGCAAGCTACCAATGACCATTTCCGTAACGTCACGAAAATGGTAGTCAGCCATTTCGACTATTTTAAGAAAATAAGATCGTGACAATTTGCCGCGAATTGAAATTAGAAACACCATTTTGCTGACGTTAGCAAAATGGTTAACAGTCAACATATCTACTAATCTTTTTTACAAAATACTCCTTAATTTCTTCATCAGGAATAAGAATGTGTTTTTCTTCTTTCGTATAATATTTAAACCAGGGATTTCCTGGCTCATGCGTTTTATTAACCAATGCAGAGGCGGCGAAAGGACTATATACCTCCCAGGCTTTAGTCATCACCATAGCAGTTGATTCATCAACGTTTAAAAAGGGATAAGAAACTTGGCTTTCTTCGTCCATGTATACCGATTTTTCAGTAATTGGATTCTCACCGAATCTTTTAAATTCGTGATATAAAGAAGGAACAACAGGGCCTAATTTCCATGCTTGGATCGGTTCATCAAACAAACGCTTATCTAAAACAGCTAACACCCATCCATATATCAAGTACACTAGCTTAAACAACTTTACCGGGGTAATAGACAGCCTTTCTCTTTCTGCTTTTTCAAGAATGAAATTAGTGACATGTTGAGGCGTGTACATTTTGTTCATCTTTCTTTATCTGTCTTTTTTTGTACTCTTCTAAAATATCAGAATTTGGGATTATTCTTTGGCAGTCTAAATTATAATTTTTCACCCACGCTCCCTTTAGAGAACGGGTTAATCTTGATAGCTCCCACGATTCTTTTTTCCCAAAAAAATCATATATACTTTTAATAATTTCATCATGAGAAGAAGGTGAATTTACCATATGAAAAATATTTTTAATTTCTGAATTTCCAAAAAAACCTAATTTTTTATATAAAGAAGGAATAATTGGCCCATATGTCCAAGCTTCAAAATTTTCACTTATTAAAGGCTTCCCCGTTCGACCCAAATGCACCATATGGGCTAAATAAAGAAGCTTCTGCAATTTGAGATGGGTTAGAGTCCAATTGCTCAATTCACACATTTGTTTGGCGGCGTCTAATGAAGAAATAGTCATTATGTTCTCTTTCCATTTATCCGTTAATCCTGTTGCTCTACAAATTGATTTTGCTGATTAGCCATGTCATGACCCGCCTTAAGCGAATTTAATTCAAAATCTTTCTCTTTATTGATTTGATCTAATTGCATTTTCTTATCTGCCAATTGATTCTTAAGATCATCGATTTTCATTTTGTATTGTAACTCAAGTTCTTTTATTTGCATAGCATGGGTCGCTTGCAGTTGTCGAGATTCAGCCTCTTGCGCTTTCAAATCTAATTCACGATGTTTTATTTCTGTTTCCAATTGAACTTTTTGCATTTCAAAATCTCTTTGGGATTCTTTCAGCTGCACATCAATTTCTAATTTCTGCATATCGAATTGCAAATTTTCACGAGCCGTTTGAGCTTTAATTTCCGCATCTTGAATTTGCGCACGACCTGGATCTATCGGGGCTTCTGGTGCAGGGTTTTGCTCTGCATCTGCATTTTGCATTTGTTGCACAGCTTGAGCTTGCAAGATAGCCAATTGATTTTGTTCTTGCGGCTGCAAATCTGAAACGTTTTCAGGGATTGGCGTATTCATGCGCGTTTGCAACTCAACTAAGAATTGCATCCCCTCGTGCTCTTTTTTATGCGCTTGAGTAGCAGCGATAACGCCAGGGTCTTGATTTGGATCTTGCAGAATTATATCATGCACCGTCATATGTGCTAAATGATCTTGGAACACAAAAGCTTTTGCTCCTTTACCATTTATTAAATCTGCATTTTCTGTTGCAGGGTCAATAGGTTTCATTTCTGGCTGCTCAGGTTTTGGAAGTAAGATTTTGTCAATTTTTTCCTGCGATAAACCTAAGTTCTTGTAAAAATACAAATAAGATTCTCTTAGATCGTGTAAGTCAGGCGATTCTAAAGCTTTCCCAAGAACAAGCTCAGACAACATCAATCGATATGCTGAGTTTTGCATGGTAGGGTCTGAAGAAGCCATGACTTTATATTTAGGTCCAAAATCCTCTTTCATTAAAGCATGTTCGCCGCCAGGAACTAAAAAGGGGTACGACTCGGTAGGCGAAAACCATTCGTAAAATCTTTGTTGAAAAAGCTGTAACTCTAGAGAAAATGAAGAGTGGAAACCTTGGAGGATTAAATTAGGGACACGTTGTAACGTTTCTAGAATGGCAAGTACAGAACCAGTAGGTGCGCTTGGGGCCATCTCTGCAATCGTGTCATTAATGATGTCGCTAGGGTTTCGTATTGTTTGCTCAATCTCTTTTTGAAATTGAATAGCAACATCGGAGGCATCACGGAAAGGGAGCGTTTCTAGCACCTCTGACGCTTTGCGCCCACCTAAATTTAATGGCACGTATTGGCCTGGCATAGGACTAATGCTATTAGATTCTAATCTAACTCCTGCATCATAAATTCCGCCAGGGAAACTGGCATAGGTTGTAGCCTTTAAAATCAGACGCTTCATTGCAGTTGCAGCCTCCGCGCTGTCCGCTGCATAGTGCATCATGCCATAACCATCCCCTTCTAAAGACGGCAATAGGTTGTAATCTACATAGAATTGTATTTCTTCACGAGTAATATCTTCTCTCCGCCAGTTTCGGCAAATTCTTACAACCTTTTTGGTTTGTGAGTCTAATGTAATTATGTAAGGTGATACATAATTATACCGATTTTTTTCTCTATCACTTTTTACAAGAAAATGCACATGGCTTTCGTAAAGGACATAGTTTCGGTCGTATTCATCCGAAGAAACATTGGGTTGAGTACCCGAAATTGAATCAAGTTCCGTTTGTATTTCATGTCCCGTTTCGCTGCTATTTACATTTTCGGAATAAAAAGCGTTATCAGTGTAAAATCCTGTATTCACTAAATAATCATATTCGCGCTTTGTCATCCTTTTAATTTCCGTTCGGCGCGGGCACGAAAGATGAGTAGAGTAAGCCTTGTTAATTACAAAATCACCTGGTCTAATAAACAATGAGTCCGGCCTGTTATGATAAGGATCAATTAGAACTTTTTTATAGACGCAACCTGCTACACATGCCCACATAAAGGTACGTAGCTGTTCAGCTCTAAAATGTTTAAGTTTTTCTTGAAAGTAATAATCGTAATAGTATTCAAGGCGTTTAGCCACTTGCTCTGTTTGTTCTGTAATCTCACCAAATACAACTGTCTTAGCCATGTTTTGCGCGGGGAGGAGTGAATTAGACGCCGAAGCAACAATGTGACAAACGGTTTCGAAAAGCGTCGTTGAAACAACATTTATTGTGCCGCCATCCGTTGACCCTGCATTATCCAAAGACAAACCTAGCAATTTAATAACGTCAGCAAGGCCCTGTCGATAAGGCTTCTGGCTATCAATGTCACTTTCAATTAAGTCTGATAACGTACTACCAATCTGGCCCAATTCAAAAGGGTCTAGCTCTTCAACTAGGTTATCATAAAAACCAACATCATTTCCGTTACGTAAAGATACAGGATACTGTTTACCAAGATAGACAGACGTGCCATCCTCAAGAAATTTAATTTTCTCACCATGGTTACCTAAGTCAATTTCTTGACCAATTTGCTGGTTTAATCCCATCATAGCCCCCTACATCATCAGATCGGAACGTTTTAATTCGGTATAATTCGGTTGCTGCCATGGCAACGTAGCTTGTCGCCAGTAAGTCGAATGCAGCAATAAGTTGTTTTTTTCTAAAAAGATAATGGCCTGGCTTAACGTATCAGTAAGATCGTTTGGGGAAGTTGGGCCAAACATTGCAAAATATCGTAAAGCAAGCTCGGATTCAGCCGTAAGCTCCTCATAATCAGAACTTTTCGTTGTACGTAACCATACACGCTTATTGCCGATTATGTGCGAAGCCATCATGACACGGTGGGTCTTGTCTCCGTACTTGCGAGGTTCAAACCCTCTCACGTCAATATTTTGTTTTTGCAAAACTTGGATTAATCCAGGCCCGCTACTTTTATTTTCAACCAAAACAACACTTGGCTTAAATGAACTATTTAGCTCCGGGCCGTCTGGATTTGTATCAAAAATATTGTGATAGAGCCTCAATGCCATTGTAAATAGTGTGGGAGCATCCCACTTACCCTGACACGCCGACAAAAGCATAACATCGTTTAATGACTCATCGTCCCGGTTGGTGAAGACACCCCATGTTGTGCAAGCCGAAAAACTACTGCCATCAGTTTCTTTAGCCGTAGTTGCTGTGTCCCAACTTTGGAGTATGTATTTAAACGAAGGCAAGTCGGGTTCTTTCCATTTTTGGAAATAATCCGCCTTTAATAAACCACCACCCAAAGGCGTAGGTCTTTGCTGCATTTGGCCCGCAATAATATATGGATCATAATTCCAACCAGCTTCCCACTCATCAATCATTGTCTGAGGGATAAGATCGGGGTGCAATAACTCTTCTTCGCGAGTGCGCCAATCTTCCCAAGGCTCGTCATTACCAAAAGGGTAAGTCGTGCATTTATTGCCCGTCTCGTATTTCATTGGAAGCGACAAAACACACCAAGAGCCAGCCCTGTCGTTAGCAATTGTATAACCGCTAACATCTTCAACATGCGTACGTTGTTGCGTAATAATACGGCAATTTCTGTAAGCATCTTCAATACGGGTTGTCATAACTTCAGAAAAATAACGGTTTATGTTCTTTCTATCGGCATCCGATTTAACATGTTGAATGTTATTCAAATCGTCGAAAACAGAGAAATGAGAGCCAAAGCCAGTTCCGCCGCTCTCTACAGATGTTGAGTAACGAACACCGGTCGCTTTGTTTTCATACATACCTACGCCTTGAAGATCTTTTTGTAGGATTACTTTATCACCCCACCGTTGCTGATACCAATCAGAACGGATTAAACGTAATGCTTTTCGAGAGTCGCGGTGAGACAGTTCTTGGTTATAACAAGAAAAAATGAATTTTAAATGAGGTTCTTTAGTCCAGACCCACGGATGAAACAAAATAGAAACTAATGTAGACTTGCCCATGCGAGGAGGGCAATTTAATATGAGGTTTTTAATGTAACTGTAATAACAGCTTTCCAAATGCAAACAAATTGCGTCGACGAAATAAGCTTTTTTTAATTCTTTACCCTCTACAATCGGCCACGCGGCGGCAGCAAAAGAATAAAAATCATCGCTTAACGTCTCCGCCTCATCAACAATTTTTTGTGATTTTGTGACAAATAGCGAAGAATCGTATTGAGGTTTAAAAACCTTAAAAACTGCCATAAATCAAGATTCGACATTTTCTTTAGGCATTTGCAATGCTGCTTGTAAAAAAGAAAATTTTGAAGCCAATCTTTTTTCAAACGATTCAGCCTCCGCATGGGTTATTTCGCCATCCGCCAAAGCTTTAATAACTTTTTCCAAAGCATCATCAATGTCTTTAAAGTTTTGAGTTTTCCCCAAATCGAATTTCTCAGGCAAGTCTTTAACCGCATTGCATTTGCCCACCAAACTTAAGTAAAGAGCCGTATTGAATTTCTCATCGCCCTGTAAGATTTTACGTTCGGCCCAATCAGCAAGTTTTTCAAACACAACTTTATCTTGCAGAGCGAGAATATTCGGTGTGTCTTTCCTTTTCATTTTTGCGATTTGGTTTCCTGGTAAAAACCAGCCTTTTTCATCTCTATCAGCCATCTTCAACCTTTTACAAAAGACCATATTTTAAAAGCGGTAATTTTCGGCTATCCCGAATTCCACAATATTAAAAATATACTAAAATTTTATTAAAAATAGCACGTTTTTATGCATGGAAAAAGAGAAAAATTAAAGAGTTTTCAACTCGACACAAAAGTGTCAAGCGGATAAATTAAGTTTAGTAAAACAAAACATATTAAGGATTTAAAAATGGAATATAAAAAAATAGAAAACCAAGACATACATGGGAAATCAGGTAAACAAGATATCTTTGAAAACGTAGAATTTATAAATTGCAATTTTAAAGAAAATTTAGAAGGTTCGGAATTTATTAAATGCAGGTTTAATAATTGTATGTTTTTAAAAGATTTAGAGGGCTCAAAATTTACAACATGTTTTTTTGATAAGTGTAATTTAGATACAGACTTAGCCAATTCTGAATTTTATAAATGCAATATAGGAAGAAGTCGGCTTTATTGTTGCGAAGGAAATAATTTCGATAATATCGTTTTTGAAAAATGTAAATTTTCCGACTTATTAATTGAAACAAATTATTCAAAGAATGTTGCATTTTCTGAATGCAAGTTTTTAGAGACCGATATTGAATTACGAGACATTTCAGATTCAGAAATTATTAATTGTTATTTCCGAGAGTGCAAAATACTTTTCACGCACAATAATGATGAGGATAAGCCATTTGAAATTGCCCCTTCGGCAATTATTTCAAATAATTTTGTAGAATGTGATTTTAATTATTCACAATTTCCTGAATACTTAGAGCACAACAACTTCATACACTGTTCATTAGATACCTGTCAACTTACGGGCACACAAAGCTGCTCCTTTACTATGTGCGACATGCCAAAAATAATTTTTTCAGAAGAAAGTCAATACAACGATTATAGGATGTGCAATTTTGAAAGCTCCGACTTTACTAACAAAGATTTGTCCACATGCGATTTTAATGACAACACGTATCATAAAGCTATTTTCAGTAATACTGTTTTTAACAAAGAATCCTCGAGAGAAATTCTTTTGTTAACAGAAAAGCAAATAAACGGAATTATTATTAAGGAATAAAGAAAATGGAAAAGAGCGAATTTGAGTTAATAAAAAAGGCTCACGCAACTATACTTAATAGGGCAATTGTTTATAATCAAGTGACCAAACAAATAGAATGTGATTTAAGATGCAGTTATAAAGGTAATTTTGAGGAGTATTACAATGAGATGTTGGCTAAATACAGAATTAAAGAAGATCCCAATCATGAAAATAAATTCATAATAGATGACATTCCTCATTTATCATTTTGTTTAAAGGACGCCATAAAAATTCAAACAAATAAAAACAAAAACTTAATTGTTGGTTAGAAAAAGAGTAAAAAATGGGATATAAAAAAATAGAAAATCAAGACATATATGGGAAACCAGGTGAACAAGATGTCTTTAAAAACGTAGAATTTATAAATTGCAATTTTAAAGAAAATTTAGAGGGTTCGAAATTTATTAAATGCAGGTTTAATAACTGTGAGTTAAAGGAAGACTTATCTTATTCTAAATTTTATAATTGCAATATAAGAAAAAGTCGGTTTTATTTTTACAATGGGAATACATTTGATAATGTCGTTTTTGAAAAATGCAAACTTTTCCAACCATTACTTTTTGCAAACTATTCAGAGAAAATGGCATTCAGAAAATGCAGTTTTTTAGAGACTGATATTATATTAAGTAATATTTCAGATTCAGAAATTATTAATTGTTATTTTCGAGAGTGCCCAATACTTTTTAGGCGCAATAATTATGAGGATAAGCCATTTGAAATTGCCCCTTCGGCAATTATTTCAAATAGTTTTGTAGAATGTAATATTGATCTTTCGCAATTACCTGAATACTTAGATCATAACAATTTTATACACTGCTCATTAACCAATTGCGATTTTCCAGATACAACGTCCTGCTCTTTTTTTATGTGCGAGCTGGACTGCGCAATGTTTTTTGGGGAAAATAAATACAACGATTATAGAATGTGTTATTTTGATGTAATGGATTTTACTAACAATGATTTGTCTACATGTGATTTTAATGACAACACGTATCATAAAGCTATTTTCAGTAATACTGTTTTTAACAAAGAATTCTCGAAAGAAATGCCCCTGTTAACTAAAGAGCAAATAAACGGAATTATTATTAAGAAATAAACAAAATGGAAGATTGGATACCAGAAGCATTGAAACAATTATCAGAAAAACAAAAAGAAGAAATCCAGATAGCAATGGACGATTTACGAGAAATACTACAAAGAGAAAATGCGTCAGTAGCAGGGGTTGCTGTATTAATGTTTTACATAACGTGCTTTGTTCGAATAAATTTAGATCCAATGTTCAATGCAGAAGATTTTAAAATAGACATCTTTAAAGAAATAGAGTCACTCTTATTCGACGAAAACCGTTTTAAAAAAATAAAGAAATTATGCGGGTCTAAGGTTGATTTGCATTAAAATTTGTTTTACTTTTAGAAAGATAGAGATTCTACAGGATTGAACATCCATACACCATGATTAATACCAAAGAGGGATATTCTGTAGGATTTCTATTTTAACGCTTACAAAAAAAGATCAAGAAACTTTAGGTAGAATGGTGTTTGTGAAGGAAATCTATAACTGAGATTTAATTGCGCTAAAATTAATTATTATATCATTCAAAAACAGAATTCTCGCTTTACCGGCATTAGGACGATGCCCAGGATAAAGGGAAATTAGTCTTGTATCATTTTTAAAAATTGCAACATCTTCTTTTGAAACAGCTGGATTGTTTTCTAAAATCTCAAGAGATTCTTTATAAAGGGGGCTACCAGTATTTACCCAACCATGAGCATTATAAATGCTCACATTTCTTTAGGAATGCTTCAATTTGTAAAACAACTTTATCCTTATTCTTCCTCTGTTGAATAATTCCCTTTAAATCATCTATTTCTTGATATTTTTTAGCGCAAAGATTTATTAACGTTAAAAAGAAAAAAGGGACAACCAACCATTTTATTATATCCCATGGCCAAAGTTGAGTATGTAAAAAATCATATTTACCTACAGCAGAAAGTATAATAATAGCTACTATCCCAAATAACCAAGTAGGACGACCTTTAATTTTCATGCGCATGACTTTTAAAGCGATTATGGTAAATAGCGTTTATGGAATTTAATATCTTACGCGTACCAATCGTCGTTATTTTGTTTTTTAGGTTGTGTTTGTGATTCAGACTTTGAATCTAAAAATATCAATGTGCCTTGATAAGGAGAGACAACTATTTCTACTGATGTTTTCTTGTTGCCAAACTTATCTTCATATTCATTATTTCGAATTTGACCTTCAACATAAACGCGAGAGCCTTTTTTGAGATTAGCACGCGCCATTTCCGCTAATTTTTCATTGAAAATTGCAACTTTATGCCATTCAACTTTATTTTTCCATTCGCCGGAATTTTTATCTTTCCAAGATTCATTTGTTGCTAAAGTAAAGGAAAGTTTTTTTTGAGAATCGTGAGGAAGATCTTGGCCAACATTCCCAATCAAAATAGCTTTATTTACACTGTAACTCATAATCTGTCATATTCTTAATATAATTAATAGATTCATTTAAAGAATACGCAACAAAATAAGGAACGTCAAGGCTTTTACACCAGTTTTCAAAAGATTTTTGAGATTCTGATTGTTTACCTTTTGCATATTTTAACTCTAATGCAAAGCATTTATTCTTTCCCAAAAAAATATAATCAGCTACACCCGTCAAACGACCTTGCGCCGATAATTTAGCCCCAAATGTTTTATTTCTAGAAGCAAATTCATTGGCCACGTGGAACCAGACAAAAGGCAATTTGTTTGCAAGGGATTGTTCGCGCAAATAAGTAGCAAGTTGATACGCAAGCAAGTCTTCGCATTTCAAAGTGCCTTTAAATACGGAATTGTGGAGGAGATAAAAATGTAGAGATTGATTCATAAAATAAATGCACCTTTTAAAAGTACCAGAGCATTTCAAAAGGTGCAAGGAGGAGTACTTTTTCAGAAAACACTAAAAACCAAAAAAGCGAGTTTAACCCTTAATTAAAATGACATAATTAAAAAATATTTTCAAGTAGCAAATATAAAAAAAATCTTAGCCATGCATTTTTTGCAACTCAGAAAAAATTTTAACTATTGTTCTTGAATAGCTAAAAAAGAAATGCTAACTATTGGAAATATTGTTACAAAAAAAGTCCCTTAGAACGTGGAAAACTAAGGGACTTTAAAAACGAGGTATAAATTTTATCAGAATTTATACCTTAACATAAACCAAGTTAGAAGGAGGATTTATGTCTTTGCATAAGACTATATTGCTATATATGGCGTCTGTCAATAATAAATCAACAAAAGTTGATATCCACCCAACAATTTATTTTTCCTTTTTATTTAAAACAGCACCGCCTTAATTTATATAAAATTTTACTAAAAAATAACAAAAAATTAAAGAATGAAAACCGATGAAAGTTTGAAGATGATTGACGTTAATTCCGCCAAAAATTGCATAGCTTATTACCCGATTTACACAAAAATCACAGGCTCTGTAACATGCGGTATTTTACTTTCTCAAATTATGTACTGGTACAAAAAAATGGAAGAAAAAGAATTTTATAAAACCAATGCCGATTTAGAGAGTGAGACCGGCTTGACTTCCAAGGAAATAAAAACAGCTAAAAATAAATTACGGGAGTTAGGGTTAATTTCAATTGTTAAAAAAGGATTGCCTCCAAAATCACACTACATCATTAACGAAACTAAGTTACAAGATATTGTAATTAAATTTCAGGGAATTTCTGGTGAAAATGAGGAGAAAAAGTGTCCAACAAAACGGGCCGAAAGGGACCGTTTGTATGGGCCGAAAGGGACCGTTTGTATGGGCCGAAAGGGACCATATACTACAGAGACTACTACAGATATTAATTTATCTATATCTTCACATTCCGATTCTGACGAATCGAATGACAAAAATAAGAGGGTTCGTTTACACTCCCCTGAGGTAACAAAAATACAAAATACCCTATCCAAACGTTCACGAGTTGAAAGGGAAATTAAACAGCCTTCCACCGTTGCCGTTGGCAACCTAACAGCCAAACAGCCTTTTTCTCGGCAAGTGGTTGAGAAATTCACAGCGGATCAGCTGCGGCTAAACCTGCGAATGAAATCGATTGCGGTGACGCATGAGATTGACCCGACATGGATTCGGGTGATTTTTGACAACTTTACGGGTTGGTGGGCAGAAGAAGCAAAACCCAAAAACAAACCGTCCAAATCACAGGCTGGATGGGAGAGAGCATGGACACATTGGGTGTCAAAGGCCCCAAAAATCTATCATTCCCCTCAACCCGGGAGCAAAAAATCAGATGAGGTCATCATGGATTTAACGGATTATCCCCGCTTTTTAGAGCTTATAAAAAACCCCAATACTCGGTATCGACGCTTGGTAGACCGTGCTGGGGGGATTGATCATTGCATGACAAACGGTTTTCCTCTTGTGGGCGAAAATCCTTGGGAGGTAATTTCAAATTATGAATAAAAATTTAAATTTTGAATTAAGAAAAGAATTAGAAGAATCAATTATTACATTTTTAATTGACGATGATAGTTTGTTATCTCATTTGTTCTTGAAAGAATATCATATTTCTTCTTTTTTGCTACGCAAATTTTTAGCAATTTTTCGAAAACTGAAAGACTCGGGTGAGTCTGTAACCTTGGAAAATCTTAAGTTTTTGCTAACTCAATCAGAGCGTGATTTTCTGGTTGAGATCATGACCGATAGTGTTTTGGTTATCAAAAAAAACCAAGAAGAAAACATTGCTGAGTTTAAAAAAATTCAAAAATATTTGCTTGAAAACTATGTTTTCTGGCGAGAACAACAATTTCTTGACGATTTAGAAATTGCCAAAGAAGGCGGTTTTTCTTCTGAAAAAATTATTCTAGAATACTCTCGGCGAGTGGAAGAACACGGTCAGTTGCTTGAGTTATCGGCTGCTCCAATTTCGGCAATCAAAACATTGCAAGAATTGCACAAAGAAATTTTGGCTGATGCGATTGAACGGAAAAAACGAGTTTTAAACAACGAATCCGTAGGCGTGAAGACAGGTTTCATAAGGCTTGATAGGTTTTTGAGAGGTGGTTTTTCCAACTCCCATCTCTACATTTTGGCAGGTCGTCCCGGAATGGGAAAGACTACCTTGGCAGTTAACATAGCGTTTAATGCCTCATTAAAGGGGGCTAGAACGCTTTTCTTGAGTTTGGAGATGTCTAGCCAGGATTTAGCACAAAGGGTGCTGGCGGCCGAAATATGCGTTCCTAGCGCACGGTTGCATATGGGCACCAGTTCGGAGCTTGATCTTGATCTTTTGGAAAGGTACGATTCCAGTCGCGCAAAATTGTATATAGATCAGCGATCGGCAACAATATCGCAAATAAAAGAACGGTGCCTTTTAATGAAAAAAGAATACGATCTTGATTTTATTGTAATCGATTATTTAGGATTAATCAATGAAGATCGCAAAAGCTCGTCGCTTTATGAAAAAACCACGCTCGTCTCTGGCGCCCTTAAGGCTTTAGCGAAGGACTTGAACTTGCCTATTTTGGTTCTTTGCCAGTTGTCACGCGCCGTTGAGCAGCGTGATAGCAAATACCCTCAACTATCTGACCTACGAGATTCAGGTAGCATTGAGCAAGACGCTGACGTTGTCATGTTTGTTCATCGGGACGATTATTACCCTGCTCGAAAAAAAGAAGCCGGGAAAGATATATGTATAAATACAGAAAATGGCGGCAAAAACCTCATTATTATTGCAAAAAATAGGTATGGCGGAACCGGGGAGGTGCCAGTATTTTTCGACAAAGAATTGACCGTTTTTAGAAATATGGATTATTTTGAGTAGAGATAAAAAAATCTTAGATGAGCAAATGAGCATCAAATAAGATTTTTTCTGCAAATCAAGAGAAATCAACAGTTTTTTAAGGTTTAGTAGGCATATATAAGAACTTTTATCAAATGACCGTCAAATAACATGAAAAATTATAGCCCAGGAGCTATTGCTAATTACTTTTTACGAAAATCTTGGGAACAAGGCCCCGCACTTACGCCTTTGAGCTTGCAAAAACTTGTGTATTTTGCAAATGGCTGGCATATGGCATTTAATAAAAACGAAGATGAAGTGCTACCTCTTATAAACGAACCATTTCAAGCATGGGAATACGGGCCAGTGTGTGCTTCCATTTATCATGAATTTAAAGGATTTGGCAGTAACCCCATCTCAAAGAATTACTTGATGAGAGAAATCATTATATCAAAAAACTCGCCTGGTTTTAAAATTGAACCTCGTGATATTTCGCCTACCGATAAAAAAGCGAGAAATTTATTAGAAGAGGTGTGGGTAAAGTATTCTAAGTTTGACGCCATTCAACTTTCACAAATGGTTTGTTATGATGACCCAGACAATCCTTGGAGAAAGGCTATTAAAATCGCCAAACAAGAAGGAATTGTTAGAGGAAAAGAAATTAGCAATCAAGATATAAAAAATTACTTCAAAAAATTATTAGAAGAGCAAAGAGGATATTAAATGACTATTACAGCGCAAGAAGCGGCATATGAAGTCTGTCGTCTTAGTAATTGGACTATTAACCTCGATAAACTGAACGCATTATTGCATTTACTCCATTTATTTTATCTAGATAACAAAAATGGACCTTTAATTGACGAGGATTTTCAAGCTTGGGCATGTGGGCCTATGTTAAAATCTCTTTATTTAAAGTTAAAATGTTTTCACGGCCGACCAATCCAAAACGTGTTTTACTATTTAGATCCTTATTTAATAACACCGGAAATTTTGTTTATTAATGATAAATACGATGATTTAATTGGATTTGGTTATCACAATGACTTTTATTAAAAATATCATAGAGCCAAAACGCTTGTTTATGTTTTGGCAACATCCTTCCCGAACTGGTGGAACAAAAAAGAAGTTTAATATAGGTGAATTGGCGAGAGCAGATTATGATATATATAAATTATGTTATTTTTGGAATAGTCACCAGTATAAAGAAGCTGTTGCGCGTGGCTGTAATGGTTTTTATCCTTATGATATTTCAAGAAGTTATTATTTAGATATTGATTTATCTTTATTTACGAAATCTATTCCTCAAAGAGATAGCCCTAATTTTGAAAAATTTTGTCAATGTTATAATCTTTGCCCTAAGGCGGCAATGAAAGTAAGTGATTTTGCTTTGATGGGATTTGTCAGGGATTGGACTAATATTACTTTTGGGTTAGAGCTTTCCTGAAAAATCAAATTTATAAGGAATTTGTTCCTAAGAAATTTTGTCGGTTTTTATCTCATAATTGAGTCTTTCTATAATAGCTTCAGCATAGGCTCGTACAGCATTAACGGCAACGCTGTTACCGAGCTGTTTCATTGCTTGAGTCTGTGATACGGGAAAGTTAAAATTTTTAGGGAAACCCTGCATAATAAGCCCCTCTTTAGGAGTTAGGCGCACATGCTGATTGTTTACTAAGTAAGAATCCCAATTTCTTCTATCATAAATACTGGAATTTCTGCCACATACTCGTAATGTATAACCGATTTTTTTATTGCATTCACCTCCGAATATATCGGACATAGTCATATTCAAAGGTATTTTCTCAGGAATCTTGAACGGAAGCTTATACTTACAATCCTTTCTGAAACCCACCATAAATACCCGTGGCCTATGTTGAGGGAGCCCATAATCGCAAGCCTTTACTATTTCATAATGAAACTCATAATCTAACTCTTTTTCTATGGTATCTTTTATAATCGAAAATGTTTGACCATTGTCATGTTTTAAAAGATGCCTGACATTTTCAAGAAATATAGCTTTCGGCCTTTTAACTTTTATTATGTCTCGTATTTTAAAAAACATGTTGCCACGAAAATCTTTTCCTTCTTTGAAGCCGCGCTTAAGTCCTGCCTGACTAAACGGTTGGCATGGAAAGCCAGCGCATAAAATATCAAAATCGGGAATTTCTTTATCTATATTTTCATAAGCAATTTTTAAAATATCGTCATTAAACTTATCTGAAGCAAATAACTCGGGTGATAATTTCTTTAAATTAGCTTCGTAACTTTTACGAGCGTAGGGGTCTATTTCAGAGGCAAAGACACATTCTGCGCCAAGCTCATGAAAAGCATAATGAAACCCGCCTATACCAGCAAATAAATCGATAAATTTGTAATGTTTGGTCATTCTCTTTTACTTTTCCTTATCCTCTGCAATCAGTTTTCAACCGGTCACAATTTGTGATCATTTGGCTTTATCTTTTTCAAGTAAGGATGGTGCCAAAGCATAATAACGAAAACCGCCCCCGCCTTTCCAACCCGTAATTTCAGTCACACCACCTTTATCATCGCCGCCAATCACTCTTTGAAGCCTTGGAATAATATGTGTGTGGCAATGATCGCCAAGCTCTATCATAATCCATCGACGCCCCATTTTATGAGCCACAGCACCTGTGGTACCAGAACCAGCGAAAGAATCAAGAACAAGGTCACCAGAATTAGTAGCAAGGGTTAAAATACGATAGAGAAGTTTCTCAGGTTTTGGAGTATCAAAAATGTCCTTAGTAAACAATTTTTGCAGTTCTTTTTTTGCTTGATCGTTATGTCCTGCTTCATCAAATGACCACCACGTATTCGGTACTATTCCTTGTTTAACTTCATTTAGGTATCTTTTAAGTTGTGGAGCTCCTTTTCCATCCTTTCCAAAATATATCCGATTTTCAACAAGCCATTTTTGCATAGTTTTCTCATTTGTTCTCCAACACCTTCCTTCTGGTGGCATATAAATGCGACTTGTATTAGGATTAGTTATTGGAAATACACCTGTTTGAGAAAAACTTTTTACAAGTACATTATCTGTACGATAAGCTCCTCTTCCGTCATAATCATCATACTTATAAAAATCATTTTGTTTTTCAGTTCTGGGAAATAAGCCTCTCTCAAAAACATGGGATTTCTGATAGACTAAAATGTGATCGTGCGACGCTGGGATGCCCTTTGAATCGTTGGCAGTAGTGTATTTTTTCTGCCATACTACATTTGCTACAAAGTTGTCCCTCCCAAAAACTTCATCACACAGCACTTTCAAATAATGTGCTTCATTATCATCTATGGTTATCCATAAAGAACCATCATCTGATATAAGTTTTCGGATAATTTCTAGTCGATCACGCATCAAACCAAGCCAGATGGAATGTTCTAGACCGTCATCATAATGTTGAAAAGCAGAACCGGTATTGTAGGGTGGATCAATAAAGACACACTTAACTTTGCCAGTATAGTCCTGTTCAAGTGCTTTAAGTGCCAGTAAGTTGTCACCAAAGATCAGCTTATTATCAAAAACGTCATTTTCAGTAACCCGATGCTTTGCATGGTAAGATTTTTCTTTATTTTCTAATAAGATTCTTGGTTCCAGCTTAGGCCGCTGATCTTTCCCAATCCACGTAAGTTCCAGTTTTTGTTTTGCTGTCATAATCTCATAACTTTCGCACTTATCCGTTTGACAGTTTTTGGCTTTCATGGTATTTATATTAAAAATATACAATATTATTGATATTGATCATATGACTTATCGACATTCTTTAGAAGTTCGTAAAAAATTATCTGGAAAAATGAAAGAATATTATGCCAACTTAACACCTCAAGAAAGAGAAGCTAGAGAACAGCTGCGGTTGAATGGTTATAAAAAATCTAATAAAAATAAAACAGGCCTTTCTTCTGGGAAAAGATTAACAGATCCCAAAAAGTTAATAAAAGATTCAATCGCACTGAAAGATGTTTGGTATGGGTGAAAAATTTATTATATGTTTTGTTTTTCTTGTTACAAGTTTGCTACTTGCTTATTTTGAGCTAGTGATTTCCGAATTATTTGAAATAAGAAAGCGGCTAAGATATCGCATTCAATTATTTAAAGAGATTCTAACAAAACGTTATAACAACTCGTTGCCCTGTTATCGATATGAACAAATCGAAATCACGTTAAAGCAATTTAAAGAAATTTTACAGCCATGGGCAATAGAAGATTATCGTATCGGATATAACCGGATTAAATCAAAAAAAGAAGGGTCCGAATTGCTTTTAACCAAAGAGGCAGCTCAAGATTTAATTATTCAAGATTTAATTGAAGGGAACCCTTCTTATTTTAATTATAACCTGAAAGAGTTTTACTATTATGAAAAAAACACGAGCCAACAATAAAGATTACATCCATGTAAAGGACAATATTTATTCTCTTGAGCCTCGATATAGGAAAGTTCGGGATGAAAAATATTTAAAAAAAGAATATAAAGGTGAGTATGTTGATGTAACTTATGAGCAGTTAATAGACTATTGTAATAAACTGAACGAGATAACAAAGATGTTGAAAAGGACAAATTCGGAATACGAAAGAATTATTGTAATTCTTACACCAGTTGCTGTATATGGGGCTATAAGATTTCTTGATGAGATTTTGAGTTTATTTTAAATGGATAAAGAATGATTTTCTTTGATAATTTTTTTAATGCTTTTTCAAATGCTTGTAATTTGGGCTTTTTTCTTTAAATGATTGAAATTCAATTCCTTATTCTTATTTTCCTGGTGTGCTTTTGTGGGTTCATGTTGTTTATTGTAATGTATGGTTTATATTGGTTCTTGGAAAGTTCTTTATTTCGCAAACTATATCAGTTTGTGCATATTAAAAGTAATGGTAAAATGCAATATTCAACGTTGATAACTATTATTGGTACAGCAGCGAGCGCGATAATTTCTCTTTTAATTGCCTGCATTTTTAAAAAATTCTATTTCTTTTAGAAAAAATGCCGATATTTCTTCTTTTTTTAAATTACAATACGTGCTAATGATCAAGCAGTTTCCTTTTTTTGTGTGTAGTATTATGAATAATTTTGATGTTGTGGCAAAGGTTGCGTTACTAATAACAATTATAGGTTTAGGTTTGAATTGTTTTATATCTGTTAAAACATTACAGGAATTTAAAAAAATACAAGAGGATTTTTATTTAATATTAAATCCTGAATGCCCTTATTATGAAGGGCTTACTCCGCATAAAGAAAAGAAATAGAAAATGCTTTTTTCCTTTTTTTTATATTGTCTTTTTTCTTCTATTACCTTTTCCCTTTCACAATTACTTATGAAGAAAATCCATAAAAGATCTTCATCTTTTTTTGAAATAACTTTTTTAAGTTTTCTCTATCACGCGGGGAGTTTGTTTTGGTTGGGGTTTTATGATTAATTTAATTAATATAATTAATAAGAAATTTTTTTATTTTTTGGATGATTGGTATGGAGAAGTGTTGTTGTTTCTTTCATCCCTCACAATGATATTGAGTCATCTTTTGCTAAAAACTCATTTTTCAAAAATTCATTTTGGAATTAGGGTGGCATATCTGTCTTTTTTCTTTGTGTATGTGCTTAGAAAACTTTTCGTTTATGTCTCTCAATTACCTCCATCCCCTGAGGAAAAGATATCAAATAAAAAGCCATCTAAAAGCATAACGCTTAATTTAAGTAATTACGAAAAGATCATTAACTCAGAAGATAACGAATTAGATTTTTATTATAACAGTCTTTTGCAAATGGTTAAAAAAGGTCAAGTAAATATATGTTATGACGGCCAAATGGATTATCATTTTTTTACCCCAAGAACAGGGGAGCTGTTAATAGCTATTTACGCTAATGGTGAGGAATGTCTTTTTATTCACACAGGATACAAAGGATTGGTACTTGGTAATAAACAGGAGGAGTAAGTATGTTACCGTTTTTCAAAAAAAAGAAGATTAAATCAACCGTCCCTTTAGATAAATTAACAGATAAAACGGACGTTTTAGATTATTTTGAGACTGTTTTGAATAGAATTGATAATTTAGATTATTTTTCTTTAAATAATCAAGGCAATGATCGACAGTCATTTGCATTCATTCGCCGTCATAACAAACAATGGCATTGCACGGACGATAAATGTAGGAGTTTTGAATCTCATTCTATAAAAGAAGTTATAGAATATGTTGAAAGCGGAGGTGACCCAAAAAAATTACCAGTTCTTATTAAAAGATAAATATTAAAAACGGGAGTAACTTTTATGAATAAAACGGCATGGCCAGAAAAAAAGTATAGAAATGTACTTGCATTTATATTTGCTTTTAGCATATTATCTTTATGGGTGTTGTTTGTTATACAATAAAAAGTTTATAAATAACACTTACATCCATTTTCATCATCACTATTTTTTTAAGGTGTCTTTATGCTCGCTGCATCATTATGGTTGCTTTCAGCTCTTTTGTTAATTACAGTAGGGGTGTCAATCCGTATGATTAAAAAACAAAAAATTGATATTTAGGCGGTGTATATTTTGAGTGAATGGAAAGAAACAATCCCTCTTTCTGAGGATCAAAAACTAATTAAAGAGCTTCGCGCTTTAATAAAAGAAAAAAACGAAGAAATAGAAGATTTAAAGAAATTTGTTGGCGAATGTTTAGCTGTAAACGAATATTTTAAAGGATTCTTAGAGGGAACATTTAATAAATATTCTTCAGAATTAAATGGAAAGGCTACGGATGTTATTGCGCATCTTATTAATGTAAGAAATAAATTTAATTTTCCTGAAATGCTTGATAAAGCTAACGAAAAAGAGGAAAAATAGCCATGCTTATTAATATGACCGCAATATATAATTACCCTGAAATACTTGATAATTCCTCGCTTTTCCCAACAGATGATTTGATTTTGTTTGTAAAAAAAGAAAGGAAAGATGAGGATCAAGAGATGTTCTTTGTTTCTGATAGGGGATTTCTGGAAAAAACAGAGGTTCATAATTTATTATGGGAAACCCTTGCAAAATTAAAAAGATTTGAAATATCAAAAAAAGATCTTAAAATGTATTTAACAGACCGCTTAATTAATACGCCTTTCGCTTTATTTAGGATAAACGATCGCAAAGGATTGTTCCGTCCTCATTCAGAAAATTTATATATAAAAGAATTCCCTGAATCAGGGCCAGAACAGACAAAAGAACAACAGCTCATTAAAAAATTGAAACAGAAGATAGACGAATTAAAACCAGGGTTAAGAAAATAACGTATGGCTACGTCGGACAACTACCATACTTTACTTCCTATGTATAAAATAGTCTATAGAGACTGCGATTTGGGGGGATGGGCCGAGGCAATATGGAACGCTTATAAAAAAAAGATGAATGAGAAAAATGAAATGACAATTGAGCAAAAAACTAAAAAAACGTTATCTCCTGAGCATTTAGCTAAATTAAAAGAAGGGCGGCGACTTGCTAGAGAACGAAAAACACTAAGTTTATCACAAGAAAAACTTACTCGTGAATTTTTAAATCAAATATCGGTGCCTAATATTAATAATCTTCCAATCACACAAAGAGAAGAGCATATCTCTGACGAGATGATGGTGGAGGAGCTTAAAATACAAGAAATTTCTCCAAGTTCTACGATTACCAAAAAAGAAGCATTTGAATATATGCTTCAGTATTATAAAACAGGTGATTTTTCTACTGATTACGCAACTGCAAGAATAATTTTTGATTATTTAAGTAAAGATTAATTATGAACTCCCTAAATAATGATCTAATGAAAATTCTTGCTACAATTGATTCACAATATCAAAAAAAAATGAAACTTCAGTGTCGGTTGAAAATAAGTATTTTTATCCTGAGGAACCTTTAAATGTAACTGTTAAAGGAAAAGATTTAAATTTGTTTAATTTAAGTTCAGAGGATTGTGATTTTTTGATAAGTATTGCAACACGTAGCTTATATGGATCTTTTGATAAAGATGTCTATGACGAAAAAGTTAGAAAATCAAAAGAAATAAATTGGTATAAATATGCCGTTATTATTATAGGTAGATAATATTTTATTCACAAAAATCACAAATGTCATTTTGGTGATGTAATTTTTAAAGATTAATGATATCACTAAAATCGCATTTTAGTGGGGATCATTTTTTCTAGACATTCGTGTTGTTTGTTTTTTTTAAATTTTCCAATAACAAATTTAATTCATTTTCCTCAAAACTTAAATCAGTATAGACATTTTCTCGATCTTGACTGTAAATGGGGGTTGACAGAAAATTACAATCTGTTTCTAGGTAAAGTTTTTTAAATTGATTCACGTCTATTTTTTGCATTTCGGAATTAGGACCATTGATTTTTCTTGCATATAAGCAAATCTCTTTTTTTTTAATTTTAATAATTAATAATTGCCTATAATAAGCTTCTGGCGTAATCCTTTCTAATTGGTTCATTAAATCCTGCTCATTATATTCATAATAACCTGAATTAAACATAAATTTAACGGCGCCTTTAAAAGGAATATAAATAGACTTTATTGATTCAATGTATGTTTCTATCGATTTTTGGGTTTTCTTATTTTTTATCCAGATTAAGATTTGAACCAGCCCTACCATGGCCCAAACTGAAATAAAAACGCAAAGAGGGAAAATTATAGAATCCATTTTTAAATTTATTCTTTTACTTGTATTCCTGTGTATTTTTTTACAATACCATTTCTCTTTAGGGCGTTCCAGCACGCCGTCATTGAGCAATTAAAATACTTAGACATGTCAAATAATTTAAAATGGGGATTCTGCATAACGTATTTTGTTACTTGCTCTTCGGTTAATTTTAAAGGTCTCCCAACGGAGGCCTGAGATTTCATATTTAATCTTTTAAGCATGTGAAAAATAATGTCGGCACCCAATTGCCCCAAACGCTCCCCTCTCTCCCTGTTTGTTGACACAGGATACAAAGCTACATCTTTTACTAATTCTGCATAGGGGAGTCTTCTGTTTTTGTTGGGACGTAATGTTGAGATGTAAATTTTACTCATTATTAATCTCGTGACTCGCTGCAATTTCTTCTTTGATAATCGACATTGTTTCTGAAACAATGTCGTGAGTATACGAGTTCATTATGTAATTTACAAAAATGAAAAATAAATTTACTAATGTAATTAGTACAATAAAGGAAGATATGGGGAATTGTTTAGTCATCATCTAGACTGCCAATTTTTATTTCTTTTATCATTTCTTTTAAGACAGGTTTTAAGCTATGAACAAAACGTTCAGGTGCATACCTTTTATCACCATTTGCCCACCTATCTATTACTTTGTTTAGATGATCAATTTCTTTCTCTGTAAAATATTCTTTTGCTACAGCTTCATCTTTATCTTGTTCATAATCGTAATCTACAAAATATTTTAACAATCTTAATATTGGGCGTACATCTTTATCATCTAAATTAGAATCAATTACACCTTCTGTTATCCAGACTTTTATCTTATGGATTAAATTTTCCCTATTATCAGAATACCAACGTTCGGGTCTCCCCTCAATTGCTAACACACTGTAATAAAACTTTTCATAGTTTCTTTTAATTTCCAATGTCCAGTCTTCGTTTTTCTTGCAAATTAAAAGCATTGAGCCGGGGGTAAAATCTTTTATTGTAGGTATTTTTTTCTCAATTGTAATAAAATCTGACAAAAATCTACAAAATTTTGTTTTTTCACTTTGACTTAGGGGTAGCTTGCGATTTTTAAAACCGTTTTCCATTTCATCCATTAAGAAAAAATGAAAAGGATCATTTGATATAACAATGTTTTTATTAAGATTTGGGATTTTCTGACTACCTTTTTTTTGGTGCACATATATGTATACAAAAAGATTATCTTTTTGCATCGTATTTAGCATTTTCGCATAAGACGAAAGGGTGTTGAGGGGGTAGTGTTGTGTCACCCCCTCTAATACTCCGAAATAAGTCCCTATTTTCACAATTGAAAATGTTTCTAAGATGCCATAATCATCTAACTTTGTTTTTTCGTACATGCTACTAACCATTTTTTAATGAAACTTCTTTATTTAGGTTTGGGATTAATGAATCACAAAGACAACTTTTTAACTTCTCTAACGGAAATTTATAAAGTTATGATTAAGGAGTTTGTCTTTGTGATAATTTTATTATAAAATAAATATTTTCATTAATCAATATTTTTAGAAATTAAATATTCCATTTGAGTTTCTAATTTAATAAGTCTGTCATTTTGACTATCAAGTCTGTTAACAAACCCATTTGCTATTGAGGCTAATACTATAAAAAAAGACATATTATTGTGCAAATAATAATTGTTAACCTATGTTTATCTTCAAGCATTTTTTTAATCTATCCGTTCTTTTATAAAATTTTTATAAAAATTCTTATCCATTTGTGTTAACTCAAAGGTATCTATCAGGAATAACGGCGTTTTTTATTTTAAAACCTAATAACACAAATTATTCCTTATTTTCCGTTTCGATTAACCGATCTTCTAATCTTGCATAAACTTCACCAGTTTTAGCATCAAAACAAAAAGCTTCTTCTTTTTTAATATAGCCTTCTTTTATTGAAGTACCGATGCCTATAATTTCTGTCAACTGATCGGGCGTTATTTCATCGATGGTTTTTATTTTGTAGAAATCAAGGATAATTTCCTTGTTAACTCCTAACTCAATCATTCTTTCAAATGTTTTTGATCTTCTTTTGTTAAATTCATTTTCATTTTGGGTTATTTCCATACATTTTTTATAAGCTTTTTCAACAAAAACAAACGGTATAACTTTAAAAATTGCATTTCGAAAGGCAATAGCAGACGCCGCGCTTATTGTTATTGCCTGCATTGAAGGAGAGTATGTCTCTCCATTTCTGTCTCTTATACTTTTTATAATCTCAAGTGATGTGTATGCATTTTCTTCTAAATCCCAAGCGTAGCCTTCTACTATAACATGACGGCCATCATTTTTAATTACTCTTGTTCCTCCTCTGATATTCCCCCAAAAAGAAAAACAAATTTCTGCTAACCTAATTGAAGCGCCTTTAATTGATTCTTGTTGTCCTTTTTTTGGGGGGAGCACATAAAAACATGTTTCAGCAATCTCATTATCAGATGTCGCCGCATCTATAATATTTTTCATACATTTTTTCAAATCACGAGGAAATGATTTAGCTGTCATAATTTGCGTATCAATTGCTGCATCTACTTTCATAATAGGCGCGTCTAATTTATTTTGATTATTATCCTGTCTTTTTTCAATTGCGTTATTTTCCATCATTATCTTCTCTCTCTTCCGTTTTCTCTAAACGATCTCTGTTTTATCTAAACGATCTCTGTTTTCATAAAGATAATTAATTTTTTTTATCATTACTTCAAAATAATATTCTGCGATTTCTTCCTGTCCTGAATCTTTTAAACCTCCATAAATTGATGTTATTATCGCACAAATAATATTTTCACAATCGTTATTTGCTAATCCATCTAATAAATCCAATATCTCGCATATTATTGTTTTCTGTTTTGTGTCGAATGGCTGCATCTTATTACCTATAATTCCTTTCTTTTAATGTAAATTTATTTCTTTTCCATTTTTTTTATAAATTCAGCGTCAAATAATTTGTTAATAAAATCTTTTTTATATTCTTCATATTCAGATGCTGGCAGTTCTTCCTTTAATTGTCTGAAAGCACTCTCCAACAAACAATCTATAATTGCTAAACCTACTGGGAATTTTAAACCGTTTAAAATTGTTACCATTCCTGAAGCTATTATTACAGACACTCCAAAATTATCTTTCATTAAATGCCTCTCCGTTGAATTTCTCATAGTTCTTTAATTTTTGATAAAATCTAATATATATAAAATCAAAAACTTCCGAAGATGCTTCTTCTTTAACGCAATCAAAGATGCCTATAGTCAATTGCCTCAAGGCTTCCAAAACAATAAATATATCTTGCCCTTTCAGAATTTGTGATAATTCTGCGTGTATTAATCTGAGTTTTTCTTCACTAATCATCTGTTTCAATTATTCCTTTATTAAAAACTTTCTTGTATTTGTTTTTTTTAAATATTCTCTGTATTGCAACGGCTCCTTCTCTTTAAACAATTTTGTATCGAATCTTTCTGTCTGATAACCTTTATATGTTGCTAAGACTTTATCTCCTGAATCAACGAGAACTTCATTTTCTTTCAAAAAAAGACATAATTTAGCTTTTTCTTGTTCTATCTTTTCATCCAATTCTTTTTTTTGTTTTGTTAGATAAACAAGTTTTTCGTAAGAAGAATAGTGAACACCGTCAATTTGCTTAATGCTGTCTTTATGTGTTTGTAATACTCCGTAATTCCTAAATGTTTCTTGGGGCGTTAAGGGTTCTGGGGGTATTCTTGGAATTACATGATTTAACCAAAAATCTTTAGCTTTTTTAACAATAATTTCTTCAAACTTTAAATTTCTTTCATACCGATAAATGTTTATATTAAGGTTCCCAAAATTGACAATAATATCAACGTACGGGGCACCTGTAATTGATGCGTAGTAAGCTACTTGCAATTTATACGGGTCTGGAATATCAAAAGTGCCTTCTTCACCCCATTTTACAAACTGCCTATGTGTTGCACATTTGCATTCTAAAATGCCATTGTCCTCAATAACCCCATCCACATTAGCAAATAAAAACGGAAATTCTTTGTGATATATTGTATCAACAACAAAAACTTTTTTGCCTGTTCGTTGAGTGTATTTCTTGCTCAAATAAGCTTCTAGTTCATTCCCAATCTCTGCCGGGATGTTTTCATCATTTGATTCTTCAGTAAAATCATTTAATTTCTCATGATATAAATCCAGAGGCCCCCCATATGACGACTCCCCTAAAATTTTCGCAATATCACTCCCACCTATGCCATTTTTGCGTGCTTCCAGTTGTTTTTTTGTCAACAAAATAAATATCCTTCTTTATCTAAGAGCTAATAAAAATGATCATACAACCTTAACCTATAATTAAAACATTGTCCACCAGTAAAGGGTTGTTGTATAATATTTTTTTCAAGAGGATTTTATGGACGCGAAAGAAAGAAAGAAAATTTCTCAAAAAAAGTATCGTGAGAAAAATCAACAAAAAGAAAAAGAGCGATATCAAAAATGGTATAACGAAAACAAAGAATGGTACTTGCCTCATTTAGCAAAGGCGCGCAAAGAAAAACGTTTGGCGAAGAAAAGAGAAAAGCAAAATGGATGATGATCGCGACATTATAATTGATAAGGTTTGGGAACGTCTTTTAGTCGTTGAAGGCGGTTATGTAAATGATCCGAATGATCCTGGCGGAGAAACTAAATACGGGATATCAAAGCGCTCTTACCCTCATGTTGATATTAAAAATCTCACAAAAGATGATGCTAAAAAAATTTTTGTAGAAAATTATTTTAATCCATATTTTGGTCTTTTTGGCAGACTAAACACCGAGTGCATCGAATACTATGAGGAGGATAAAGAACACTATGAAGACGGGGCTGATTTTAGCAGCGCAATTTTATTTTACGTTCAATTTTTTGGCTTTTTGTATAATTCGACTCCGCAACAAACGATCAAAGTTTTGCAAAAAACATTTAATGATTATGATACATTCACCGGTATAGGCGGTGAGATGTTAGTTGTTGACGGAGTTTGTGGGGTAAGGACAATGGGTGCTGCAAATGCTTATGTTGATTTAGAAAATGTTGGCCTAATGTCATCAATTTTAATTGCGAATATTTGTAGTAAATATAGCGAATTTAAGAATTTTGATAGATATGGTAGGGGATGGATTCGACGCGTTAATCGATTAATTGCTGGGGAATAGTTATCTGTGCCGCAAGCACTTATGATATTCTAATTACTTTACTAAACTTACAGCAGTTATTAAGGCCCCAATCACGGCCATTGATGACCATGTCGGGCTTATTTCCCCGTCTTTAAAAACATCTTCAAAAATTGCTAAACATAAAATTAAAAGAGCGATGCCCAATATAATAATTTTAATAAATTTTATGGGCATTTACATTCACACGGATATTTCAACATTATAGAAACAAGTGAAATAACCCCTCCTACGCCAGCTAAAGCTAATAGTTTCCAGTAAAAATTTGTATCACACCAAATAGAAGTTTTGATGGGGATTAGAGGGGCGCGTTGAAGCCGCTCGATATCACGAATTTGCAATGTATCGACATTTATTAATTGTACGTATTGATGAGATCTTGAAGCGGATATGGGGCTACTATTAGTAACGTCCTCTCCTGCTTCCATTGCATGCAAAAAGGTAACAGCGACCATTAAGAGTAAAAAATATTTCATCTATTACGCTCCACATAGAATCTAAATATATTATATCATATTCTTTGCAAGAAATTTTCAATATTTTTAGAATTGTCGGCTATATAATGAATTGTTGTCATTTTTTTTAATAAGCTTATGGTACGAGACGAAGGGGCTTCATTAGATTTTAATATATCGATGGCGACAACAATTTGAAACGTTTTTTGCTCTGTGGTTGAATATGTAGCTGTATTATTTTGATTAAATACTTTTTCAACAACTTGTTTTGTATTTTTAATTAAAAGTAAATCGCAAATTTTTTGGCCTTCCACAATGACCCATCCCGAATAATTTGGTTTCTTTAAAATTTCCTGAATTTCTTGCAACACTTTTTGTTTATCAAAATTTACAATTTCTGTTTTGATTTTTCTCTGGCCAAATCGCATAAAGGTGATATCTTTAAATTAATCTAATTATGGGAATATCATAACACATGTCCAATACCCGTCAAGTTGCCCTTGATTATGCGATTCGCTTGTTTACCTGCTCCAGCCATCCATTCCCCGGGGACTTTGCCCATGTAAATCCAAGATGGCCTTTGAGTAGCAGCACGCTAAATGAGGGCTGGAATGTTCGCACATATACAGATCTTTTTAAGCTTGCCAATGAATTGGAGGCTTATATCAAAGAAGGAATTATTCCGGAAGATGACGATTCTGTACCTCAGGATAATAACCATGATGAGCACGATCAAGAACTTGAAGAAGCTATTGAAAATTTACGATGATTAAAAATTAAACAAATTGGCTTGGCGGATTATATATAAAAGCTTTCTCGTCTTTGTTAATCTTTTTTCCACAGGGTTATTAACAGATTTTGTGGAAAAGTTAATTTGCGTTGCTACTCTTTAGATGTGCGCCTTGCTTCTTGTTTTGCAACAAGTCTAGGCAATTGACTTATGTTCTCTTTTGTTGTTTTCCATGCAGGGCTCGGTAAATTTGAAGGCATTAACAAATGTTCTTTTAATACTCTCATGCCTGCGGGTTTAGAGTATTTATTAGCTGAAGTTGCTTTTAATAATTGTTTCTTAATCCTTTTGCTCCAGCTAAGAGTTGGTGTTTTAACATACCACTCAACGGGATTAACTTCTTTTTTCCTGGAAATGTTTCTTGCATTTAATTTGTCAATAAAATCAAAAGATTCTTTCACTTTATCTTTTGTTTCCTGAGTTAAACCAAGCCAAAATATGCGTGCGTCCTCTTTTGGTAATTTTTTATATTCTTTATATAAATTAACAATATTTGCCCCCTCTCCTTCTCTTCCTAGAACATGTAATGCACCTTCAGCAATTTTTGATGCTTTTTCCCCGGCTATGCCTTTTGTAAATTTTAAATGATAAGAACCTTCTCCAAAATCAGACAAAACGGCTTTTTGGGTTTGTTCCGGAGTCATATTTTCTTTGCCGATAAGAGATTCAACCATATGTTTTCTTTTTTGCCAAAATTGATTCTCTTTATCTGCCTTTTTTAATGCCTTAGAAGTTTCCAGGCTAACTTTTTCTAATTCAGGGTGTAATAATTCTTGCTTTAATACGTAAGCCTCGTTTGAATGTTTTCTTTGCTCAGAGCTTGGCAAGCCGTGATATTTTGCCTTTGAGGCGTTTTCAATACTCATTTGTCTAATTGTTGCTGCATTTTTATAAGCGTCTATTTCTGTTCTGTTGTTTTGTAATGTGTTAAAAAAACGACGTGCATTGTTTAACTCTTTTTGCTCAGATGCAGGATTTGAAATTACATTTTTGTAATAATTAAAGTTTTCAGCAAAAGTATCTTTTGTGGATTTTGATAAAATTTTAGATAATACAGGATCTCTTTCAAGAATAGATTGAGGGCTTAAATCAAAAATACTGACAGTTCTCGCTTGTTTTTTTGTTGAGTCAGTCACATTACGTCCTGTCTCTCCTTCTAACGATTTTTGAAATAATTTAGATAAAACTTGATGCTCTAAATTTTCATAATTAGTGCCTTTTTTAACATTAATTAATCGTAAAAAATCTTGGCCTTCAGGAGATTTTAAATAAATATTTTTTTCTAACAAATTTTCTTTTGAATGAAGGGGAGCCGTCCATTTATCTATAACATTATCAAGTTTAAGACGTGGGGTTTCTGTTAAATCTTTAACTATAGGCCCATACTCTTTTTGAAAATTTTTACTTTGCTTTTTGGCGTACTCTTGAGTGACGCCCTGAACTTCATTCCCAAATTCTTGGGGTGAAATAACTCGCTTATTAAAAACTCTCTTGCTTTCTTGATTAATAAGATCTCTCTGTACGTCTAAATCGTTTAATGCTGCGTTTTTTTTCCAATTTCCTATTGTTTTTGGGATTCCTGCTACTTTTGATGATACATAATTGACGGGGACACCTGTTGCTAAGGACGCTGCAATAGCACCTACAGGGCCTGCATCATTCTCAATCGCAATATGGCCTGCTAAGCCAGCTGGGAGCGTCTTTGCCAATGCAGCAGGAGATTCATTCGCTATAGCATTCCCTATTTTTTTAAATCCTTTACTTACAGAGGACGGTAATTCTCTTGCAAATTTTCCTACATAATTCGATACGGTTGGGGCTATTTTCTTTGTAATTTCTGGGATTTTGGAAACAACTTTACCTATGTGCGTAGGTGTCATAAGACCTGCTACTGTTGATGTAGTCCTTTCACCCGTAGTTTTAGGCGCCCAATCTTCCGGAAAAAGTTTTTCAGCTGCGGCAATAGGGGACACCCAAGGGCGCCCGTGTAACATTCCTGCTAAATTGGGAGCTAACATAGCCAATTCTGCGGCTCCTCCTATAAGATTACTACCTACAGATCTCGCGCCAACTTTCAAAGTTCTTTTGGTATTTTCTATTGATTCCCTAAATTCGGGATCTGTTTTCATTAAACGTTGAAATTCATTTTGAGAAATATCTGAATTACCTTCTAATGAACTCACTTCTTTTTTTAACCTATCTTCTTGTTCTCTTAACTGATCTACCGTTAAATTTGGTTTTGAATTAGGTTGGTCTGCATTATTGCTCAAAGCTTCTATTTCGGCAAGTAAAGCAGCTTCTTGATTGCGCAAATCTTGAATGTCTGACATTTTAAGACGCTCCTTTTTGCGCTAAAAGTGCGTTTCTTTTTTCTGTCAACGCCTGAATATTTTGCTGCAATTGTGCTCTTTCATCTTGTGATTCAGATTCTTGCGGCTGAGTGCCCGGCAATATTTCGCCGATTTGCTCAGAAAGCTTTTTGACTTTTGGGTTTTGATTGGGTCTTCTTCCAAATGCCTCTATTGCCAATGCTTTACGTGTTTCCGCTTCTTGAATCTTTTTTCTAATAAAAGTTCTTTCCTCAGGATCAGAGCCTTCTATAACAGCCATATCGTACAAATCATTTAATGTTTCTAATTCAGTTTCAATACTTGATTTATAATTATTTTTATTTACTGGCCTTGGAGCTTCTACGCTCATTTTACTGGCTTGATTTTGCCTTAAGCCCATGTTTGTTCTTAATTTTCCTGCATTTGTTGCATGTCCTACATATTTTTCTTGTTTCTGTTGAGCTTCTAATAATTCTTCTAGTCCCCCTGACATCCCCTGCACAATCGCTTTTCCAATATTTGGAAGTTTTGAGTTAATGTATTTTTCTGGGTTTAGCAGCCAACCTTTCCATGGGCCGGTATCCGCATTTGCTGTTGCTATTGCAGCATCCGTTAATAAATTAATTCCTTTTGATGTGTCTCTCACCGCATTTAAAATTTCAGCCATTCTCTTATTTGTTGCTTCTGTTCTCGGCGCGTATGGCTTACCTTCTTGGTCATATAAAAATTTTTTAGATGTTTTCATTTCCATCTTTTCCGGCAGCGCAGCGGTTTGGGCCTTATAATAATCTGCATGGGCATTGTGCAAATTGATATTGGATGCATCTACTTCTTTTTGATTTTTCAGCTGCTCTCGTTTCCATTGATAATCGGCTAATAATTCCTGTGTTCTTGATCTTGTGTTTTGGATAGCCTCAAGTAATTTTACTTGCCTTTCTTTATTAACATCATTGGTATCCATAGCCTTATTTTTTGCTTCAAGACCTGCCCGCTGCCCGTGGCCTAACGATGCCCATGGCCCTTCTTTATGAGAGGCTGCCATAGTTGCGCCCATTGACATCAGGTATTCGGCTATGGGATCGCGTTGTTTGCTTTTTTCTGCCCCCATTCCTCTTAATTCAGTCATTTCGGGCGTATTCATAGCGGCATTCTCTGAATCTGGCAAAGAATAAGGGTTAACGTCGCCCCCTTCAGCAAATTTTTTAACTTTTCCACCTTTTTTATATGTTAACGGGTGTTCAATCTTGCCGCCTTTTTTCTTGCCTGCGTTCTCTCTCATAGCACCTGCTAAACTTGCTAAAGTGCTGGCGCTTGCTGCTAACGGGTTTAATGGGGCGCCGCTAGGACTTGCGACTGCCACTCTCACGTCTCTTCCTAGCTGTGGGGCACCAGCAACTATGGCGGCTTGTCTTTCTGCCATTCTTAAAGGATGTTCTTGACCTTCTAAAAAGCGTTCATATTCTCTGTTTAATTTTTCTTGTTCTTGCGCTTGCTTTGCTGCGCCTTCAGAAGACAGTGCAGAGGATAACGCTAGCTCTTGAGCAGATTTTGATGCGTCCGTTCTCATTCTTTGATCTGCAAGGTTCATTCGACTTTGCCGTTCTTGCATGGTATTAGCCAGGCCTAAGCTGGCTGCATTAGCGGCTTGCCCTGTATGCGCCGCTGCGTGGCGGATTGACTCATTAAATTGGTCTTGTTTAAATTTTGTTTTTTCTCTATCGAGCGCAATTCTATAGTCGTTAGAAGCTTTCTGCATCATGCGTCTATAGGAGGGGCTGCCAAAAGTGCCGCGCTCTATAGATTGCCCTGTTAAAGAAGGTGCAATTCTTCTAAACCATTGCTCTTGTCTATCGTCTTCAATTGTATTTAAAACATCTTTATCAAACTTATTGTAAAATTTATGTATAAGTTCTTCCGGGCGCTCAACCATGCCCTTTAAAAGCGAAAATGCTTCTTCATGCCCTTTGGTTTTGCTCGCCGCATCGATTTCTTTTGTGGCTAAATGAAATTGATCATTTAAAGAACGTCTTTTGACTTCATCCATCAAGCGTGTATTGGCTAATTCATGTTCACGCTGACGTGGGGCTACACGCTCTTTAAGATAAGGCACATATTCGGGGCTAAATGCTCTAAATGCTTTCTCTAAAACATCTTTTTGGGCCTGCCTGTGATATAGGGGCGCATTCTCTCCAATGGTTTGGTCTGCGTTAGCATATTTTGTCATGGCTTATTTCTCATTCAATTTCATATATTCTAAAGGATGCTTAGCAGGGGGTGGCAATCCCAAGCCATTTCTAGCTTTATCTTTACGGACAGCATGCACCATTGATTTCATGGTTTTAGCGCCTTGTTTAATCATCTGATCTATAGTCTTTGCGCCCTTATGATATCCTGTCACAGCTATACCAACGGGACCTTCTCCCCACTCTCGATTTGATAAATAAACAGGGGTTTGGGGGCTATTTGTATTAAAATATTTTTCTAAATGATTGATTAAATCAGGAGGGGTTTTGTTTTTTAAAATAGTAAAGGCTTCTTTTATACGCTCGCCGCCGTTTTCAGAACTTCCATTGCCCAAATGAGCAACCGTAGTAGCGTCAATAATGTAAGAATCCGCAGGAATATGCGTTTGGATTTTGTCAGCTTGCCCATCTCCCGGCCCTTCAATAAGTTTACCCTCAGAGGCTGAATTTAAAACATGGCCGCCATGGTTATATCTTTTTGGTTTTTTTATTTTTCCGCCTTTTTTAAAAGGTTGTTCTTCATAAAGATACATTGGCTGGTCATAGCGACCTGAGGCCCTGTTCTCTTCGTAAAGCGGATTTTGGCGATAACTCATTCTTTTTTTAACAAGAGGATCATAGACGCCTAATCGTTCTTGATTTCTTTGAAATTTTTCTTCTTTTTCAAGATCTTTCTGTCTTTGTTTCTTGTCGGTCTGTTTTTGTCCCAAATAAGAAAGTGCTGTAGACGCTGCCATAGTTGCCGGTAAAAAGGCCTTATGACCTGCTATTTCCCCTATCGTATTCCAAAAACCAAGACCTTTTGCACCTTCTTTCGCTGCATTCGTAGCGTTTGTAGCGGCTACAGTTGTTTTGGCCCCTCCTGTAGCTGCCGGCGCTAATGATTCTGCCGCCGTAGTTGTTGCCTGTGCATTCCCACCGGCCCAAGAGGGCAGCGAAGCACCTAATTTTCCTTCAAAGCCATATCCTTGCCCCCCAAACATAGCTCCTTGGGGCGACAGTCCAGCGGCATTCCCTGCTGCCTGGATTCCCGAAGCTAAACCATAATTTTTGGCACCTGACCACAAAGAATCCATTGGGGATTTTCCAGTTGCCCAACTCGCCGCAGCATTTCCCAAACCAGCGCCCATAGGGCCGCCATAAAGCGCTCCAATTAATGTACCACCAATACGAAGAGTCTCGCTGCCAATTTTTGTGCCTGTAATTTTATTAATTGCATTAATCGGAGCAGATATTATATTTCGAATAGCTTTGAAAAAGAATTCCGGTAACCCCGTCTCTGGATTAAAAGTAATATTCTCCGGGCCGCCTCTTAAATCCCAAAGAAAGAAAATAAGGTTTTTTGGTAAAAATGCAAATTTATTGTCTCCATTTCTACCGGTTTCCTCTAGATTATCAACTGCTTTCGTTTTCTCAATAGGGGTTTCCCGATAAGGTAAAGATATTTTTTTGGCTTCTTGATATTCAGCTTCTAGAGCCGGCTCTAATTCACCATCGTCGCTCAAATCATTAAAAATAGTCATTAGAATTTCCTGAACTTCAGGATTGTCTATAACAGGCTCTAATTGCGAATATTCTCTAATACCTGTGGCATCATCCAAAGACGGCCCGTGCTGCATATTATCCAATGCCTCCAGCTCATCTGTTTGCATATGGCATAAAAACAAATCGGGGCGTGCCTTCTGGATTTCTTGCACCCAAGGAGGAGGAGGAGGCAAATTTTGCAATTGCCTCGATATTCTAGCTTCCATATTGCGAGCCATCAGAAAACCTTTCTATTGTTGAGTTGTACGATTTTTTCGTACAACTGGAACTTTCCTTATGCAGGCTGATCTTGCGGCATAAGCCCATTTACAATCCCACGGGCTGCGTCCGATAATGCGGGGGCAATAGCTTCACGAGCAGAATTTACGCCATACATTTGCTTTGCGCCTTGATTCAATGTTTCATTAGCACCCGCTTTAATCGCATCCATTGGGCTTTGCCCGGACCCTAACCCTTGGCCGAGTCTTGCTACACCTGAGCTTAATGGCCCGCTTTCCGCTGTACTTCCTGCTGTATGCAATCCTTCGCCAATAGCACTTCTTGCTCCTTCTCCAGCCATTAAACCGGAACCCGCGCGCGTAAACCCTTTGGACAATGCTTCTTGCATAGGCGTCATTGGACCGGTGGGGGCTAATGCTTTTCCAGCCATAGATCCCAATTGATTGCCAATTTGTGCGCCAGTATTGCCGCCGAACCGTTGGCCTAATTTCTCAGCGGCCATAGGGGCTAGATTAGAGGCAACGCTTCTAGCGGCTCCCGGTGCAGCTCCGGCGATAGATCTTCCTACTGCTCTAGCTTTGTTACCTACAGAAGTTCCAACGCCCTTTAAAGTATTCCAAAGGCTCCCAAATGCGCCGCCTAATGACCAATATTCAGGATGGCCGTCATGCGGGTTATGGGTTACGTGACCTGCCATATGATTTAACAATACGTGCAAATGCGGGCCTATCTTGGCAATTTCTGTGTCGCCAAACCTTCCATTTCTTGCAAGCGCATGCATATGTTGGCCTGCTTCTTGATGAGCCACATGACCGCCTGTAGCCAGATGATCTTTAAAATGTCCATGAACTGTTTCTCTGAAATGAGGATTGCTTACCATATGTTCTAGACCAGGATAAATACGATGACCGGTTCTACGATCTACCATTTTCTTGCCTTGCAGATAATCCAAGACATCTAATTCTTTTTTGTTAGCATGAACATCAATCATACTTCCCAATCTATGGGGCTTGGATAAATGTGCCATTCCTCCGTGATTAAAATTTAAAGAAGGCATTCCCCCATGAGAAAAACTTTGCGGGTTTTCTTGTTGCATCGGCTGTGACATATCTGCAGAAGCTGCGGGTTGAGGAGGAGGGCCATATGGTGAGCTTGCAGGGGATGCAGGTTGTTGGTTTTGGTCGGGATATTGATACATTAAAAGTCTCCTAAATTATATCTAATTTTAACTAAAATTTAAATTAATTGCACCATTTAAGATGAGTTGGTTATTGTTCCGAGCAAGAAAGCCGCCCACTTTCTCCAATCTTCTGTTTCGGGATAAATTTGCTTTGTTGGAATGGGGATTTGTGATAAAGAATTTGAGTTAATAACTTGTGCCGCCCAATCTCTCCAATCTTCTTCTTTCTCCGGGTTAGGGAAACTGTAATTGGGTGCCAAAATTCGAATTTGCGAAGCCCATTCAACAAAATCAATTTTTATTGGGTATAGAAAATCACTCATTATTTTCTTTCGTCCCCAACCGTATAATTTAAAAGCGTTTTACCAAATTGGTAGTATCCTCCTGGTATAGGTGCATCCGTATCGCCGACCGCAGTGTTACTTTCAAAACGAAAACTAACCAAAGATCCTTGAGAGGTTATGTCTTCAACAGCAGCGTCACTTGAAAAAAATAAATAAGGGCCACCTATAATAGGACTAGATCTTGGCCTCAGATAATTATAAATACTTACCGTCATAGGCCCTGACTGAATTAAATCAAGTTCTAATCTTCTTGTTTTTAAAAAATTGTTGTTTTCAGGATCATTCGAAAACAAATCGATTAAATGAGTTTGGAAATAAGATTGAATGGCGTATTGAGATGCTCCTTTTACTTTGTTTAATCCCTTTTCATGAAGCCAAATTGGATAAGCATTTTTGTTAATGCCTATATTGAAAAGATTTTCTAATTCACTGGAGGCTAAAATAGGACGCTCAAAAGTGACCGGAATATGAGCAGCTGATCGACTGCTAAATGCATCAAACCAAAATTCACCTTTAACATTATAAACAACGGCTGCATTGCAAACAGTTGCGCCATCACGAGGATAATAGAACCAAATTTCATCATAGCGAGGATTCGCGTAAGCAAAAACAAGGCCTTTATAAGCAGCATTTAACCCATTAAAGAAATAATCAGTATTCATCGTGTTTTCTATTTTATTTACAATTCCGTTGTAATAATAGAAATGATTGTCGCCAATCCAGTAAACTATATTGTTATATTCAACAATTGACTTTGCGGATAAAATACTAATCCCCGATTGGATGATTTGAGGGGTAAATGTCGCATCTATTTCAAGCCCTGCGGAATCTGTATAAGAGGGGACATAGTTAGCTTTTAACAAGGCATTGATTGACCAAACCAGCATAGATGGGCTATTACCTCCGGCGGCATTTGCATTTGCGCCGCGGTAAGGAATGCATTTTACAATTTTGGTATTTGTTAACGAAACTGAATTCCCGTACCAAATTTGAGAGGGAGGGGTGATTGTAATGTCCAGCTCTGATCCGTTAGGAATTATTCTTACTTGAGGGTCTGAAAAATAAATAATACCATTATTCCCATAAAAAACAGTGATGGGATTAAGGAATACGACGCCTCCGCTTACTTGCACGGGGGTGTCATTTAGATCTGGGATAGGAATAAGAGGCGGAGTTGGTGGATCTGCCGGGTTATCCTCATATGCCACCCATTTAATAGGTTGCAAGCGTGCCGTTGAATAGGTTTGGCCATAAAAAACGGTTGACGGAATTTGGTTAGCTATATTAATCCGATTCAAAGCAGGGTGAGCAATAATATAAGTAGCATTTCCTTGAGAATCTCCAGTTGTTTGATTGACTGTAACTAAATCAAGTGTCCATGAGTTATTGGGGTTTGGCACAAATCCGCCATCACTGCCAGGGGGATCAGAAGCCGGCTCACTGCTTAAAAGGGGGGTTCTGTCTTGCTCAACTCCGATCGCATTATTATTTTGGTCGTAGTCAATATAAGACAGCGTGCTAGGTTTGCCAAAATAAACGTCCACAGTATCATCCGATTGCACAACGGAATAAATTGTGTTTGTAATCTCAAATCCTTCTTCCAAATTTGGATTTAGACCTGGGTAATTTTCGTTAGGATACAAAGTTGAATTTGTAATACCTGACCCTTTTAACACATAGCCGCCAATCTTTCTGGGGACACCTTGATACCATCGAACCCATTGGCCATCTATACATGATTTTGATAAATAAGGGGTGCCATCCCGTTGAATTCCTGGTGCGGAAATGAGAGGGATTACAATGAGTTTCATTTACATGCCCCCTAACTCAAAAGCTATAAAGTTTGCATTTTGCAAAGTAACAGTTTGACCGCCTGCACTGTTTGACAAGACTAGTCTAAACTGAACTACGGATGTAATATTAGGAGAATAGATAAAGTTAAAAGAACAGCATGCAGGAGAGGTGGCTCCGACAAAACGTCCAAAAAAGGCCGGAGTTAAAATAGATGTCCAGCTGCCGCCGCCATTTGTTGTGACTTCCAAATTTACACTAGGATAAGTTGTATTATCGCTTGCTGAAAAATCCACACAAGTAAAAGTAAGGTAAATATTACTATTTTGATACGTTGGGGTTATTGTAAGAGTTGAACCCGTCAAAACAGTGCCACTTGAAAAACTTTCGGTAGTTGAAAAAGTGCCTCCTGTTTGCACTTGCAATAAACTTTTCCCTACCCAAGAAGGAGCTTGTGCAGTTGAATTTCTTGTCGTTACCATGGTACGACCCGCTACGGCGGTTGGCGTAACGTATCCTACGGTCCCCGTACCATCGGACGCATAAATCATTTGGCCTTGAGAAGTAAAATTTATCAGCGCTTTAATTGCCGCGGGTTGAGAAGCTTGGCTAGTTCCGCCATTTACAAACGAAAGGGGGTATGTTGGGAGACCTCCCCCTGTAATTGTGCCGTTTACTGTCAAATTACCTGTGACTGTTTCATTCCCGTTAATTGTAACGTTTCCCCAAAAATTAGAAGTGCACAAACTTGTTGATTTACCTACTTGGAAACTTAAAGAGTAAAAAGATGTGCCGCTGCTTTGAAATGCCAGATTGGCAAGGTTAGTTTGGGTGTCATCATAAGCGGCAAAAGTAACCGGCTCTGAAACAAGTGTGGTATCTGTAAATAATGTCGCTGAGTTTGTATTCCACAAAAAACTTATTGCACCATCAGTTGTTTTTAATGTGGTTGTTTGCGTTCCTCCAATTTCGGCCGTATTTACGTCTATTGACGTATTAGGGGTTAATAATCTGAGCCTATAAGATGTTGGGACGTTAAAAACAGAAACTCCCGCATCGCTTTCAAAATCGACGACTTCATTGCTATTTTGGGTAATGGCCATGTTTTGGCCTCTTAAATAAGCTCCCGTGTGCTGATCGCTTGCGAATGTAATTGAAGGATTGGCAGCGGAACCATTAGCAAAAATTATTTTTTGTTGAGAGGGAAGAGTGGACGGGACGCTGTAAAACTCTGCATCATCAAATTCAACAATTAATTGTTGCCCCTGCGGTATTAGGTAAGTATTAGTAGAAGGCACTTCACAGCTTAATGTGACTGTAAAATCTCCGGTTGTTTGATTATTCACGTACCAAACAAAAGGCGTGGCCGGGAATCTAAATATCGTATCACCAAGCAATGTTCCGACTAATCTAATCATTGAATTGCCTTCCAGCCCTTCAGTTAAATCAACTGTTACCGGGAAAGGGCCGGGAGATGAAATGTTTTGTGAGTTAGATGTATAATTAAAAAAAAGATCATTACCCTTGCCAACCGTATACCAATCACCAAATTCATCTATGGAAATATAAAAAGTTTGGCCATGTAAAACTTGGCTTGTTGTTCCCGCATCAGCGACTGGATTTAAAGTAATGGATGCTGTACTTAAATTATTAATTGCGAAATAAAATCCATCGCCCCATGTGTCCCCTAAAGAAGGCAGATTAAACGTTATTGCAGGCGCATCAGCGGGCCATACCAATAATTGTGCTCTACTCGATTCGGTAATATCATAAACGGGGGCAACGCTAGGATCTAAAACTAAAACAGGGAAATTGGTATTCAATTTTGCATTATCTGACGCAATCAAACCCATCCCCGCTAAAGCATCAGCGTCTTGTTGGGAGACTGCCGCTCCAGATTGAAACCAATAATAGTCTCCATCAGATGTTGAATTATCATTCAAAACAAATTGATAAACGGCGCCTGCTGCAATAGTTTTGAATAATGTGGTGCCATCGTTTAGGTAAATCTGGATGTTAACATTAGAGATATTTTGAATAACAAAAGCTGTCCCGACCGATACTTGGGTTGAGTCGGGTAAAATAAAACCCGCGGGCGTCGTTACATTTACGCCTGTGACATTGATAAAACTGGCAACAACGTTTTGAGACGTTTGAAAAGCAATCGGCCAATTTAATTGCACAATTCCAGACACCAAATAACTAGGGGGGAGTAATACCGGAGGGGGGTCAATTACACTAAAGTCATAATTTATATACGACGGAAAAGCGGTTTGGACTGAACCTTGATTAAAAGAATATGTTGCCATAATTACCTCACGCTATATTCGTCATACATACGTTGCTTGTCTTCTGTCGTTAGTGATGCGATGTCTTTTTGGTATTGAGCTTCCCAAATAGGAATGCGAGGGCCGTCTTCAAGATAAATGGCCGTTTCCAAACAAATAGCGCTCCATAAAACATGGGGAGCAAACGCCGTAAACCAGTTTGATTGTTCCGTGTCATCAATAAAATTAGGGAATTGAAAGAATCCTATTCTGTAGGGATACGCAAGATCAGGAGTGGGATAAAAAACCCATTCAAAGTAAGTTTGATCTGCGTAATATTTGGGTTCCCCTGTAATTGTGGGATTTGGCCAATAAGAATCTCCCCATAAATAAGAGCATTCTAGAATTTTCTTTTTTGTTGTAAAGTTATTGGGGTCAAAATCAGGGTTTATAACCCCAATCTCACAAGATGCGTTATTAAGCCAGCGAACATCTTTTTGCAGGCGTGGATTCCCCGGCGTTAAATTACCGTCTATAAATGTTTTTGTTCCTAAAATTTTTAAATCTGTCGCGACTCTGCGTTCTCCTAACATAATAAAAAAAGGAATACTGGTTAAAAAATCAGTATCATTTCTTTTAAAATAAGAAATAAGCTCTTGTTTTATTGATGTGCTGGTGAGAACAAAAACCATTCATGATACCTTTAAGCAACCGTTAAGATGCCTGTATAGCTTGTGATAATAAAAACATCCCCGCCCACATACATAACTGTCGCGGATGTCGAAGTGACTTGAGACGTTAACCCATTGGATGAAACTTTTTGATTGGCTGTCCCATCTGCTGCATGCATGACGCCGGCTGAATCTATCCATCTAATTAATTGCCCGGTGTCGGGTACAAGTTGCCAACCGGCGGGGTCACCCGAAATGACTTGGAAAGATTGTCCTGCTTGGATGCCTGAACTCAAAGGAATGTAAAAAGTCGCGATTCCTTCACCTGCCGTGGTGTAATAGACATCTTTGGCATAAATAAAGCCGCCTGCCGTAGAAGTCCCAAAATTCACGTAATTAATATTTTCAGTAGGCAGATTTATAGAATTTTGTCCCATTTATACCTCTTTTTTTAGAAGAAGAAGGGGTGTTAAAACCCCTTCTTTTAGCTAACTTAAATAACGTTATAGTTACCGTTGAAAGCAACTGCCTGATAAACAGGGGCTGCACCAGCAACAACGCAAACGAGAGTTAAGCCATCACCTAATTCTGTCGAATCAAATCCTGTCGCACTGGAAGTTGCGCCAATCAAGACAGAGCCACCTGCGGCAGGGGCAACAGAAAACAAGCTGGAAGCTGTTGTATTTAAGAATGCGAATTGAGCATTAAGAATACCTGTTGCTGGCAATGTATATGCATAGGCTGCGCCAGTTTGAACGGAATAACGATTTCCCGCCACAGCTGTTGCGGAGGAGCCGCTTGTTACTGCAACTAATGACAAATCAGGAACAGAAGAAGCGGAAATCTCGATAGAGGTATCTGCGCCGCTTGGGGTTAATGTGATGCCAGAGCCTGCGGTCAGATTAACGGCAAGACTTAAAGACCCCGCTCCTGTTGTCTTAGTTAAACCGCAGCCAACTGCTGTTCCTAATACTCCAAAGACTGGGTCAGCACCTGTAGAGCCAAGCAGAATTTCCCCGTTTGCACCAACCGTAAGCGCTGTAAAAGGATCTGTCCCGCTACCTACCAAAACACCATGATCGGTAAGGGAGGCTGCACCGCTACCACCGTTACTTACAGGAACTTGAGCTACAGAAGTTACAGGATCTGTACCGTTACCGACAAGTACGTTACCGGAAGTAATAGATGCCACATTTGCAAAGACGGGCGAGTTAAGAGGGTTTTGTAAAGCCATAATAAATATCCTTTATATAAAGACGTTTGTAATAAAGGGAAGGCGTCCCCTCCCCCCTATCCTCGTAAATCCGGGTCTTTAAGTCAGATCTACGAGGTAGCTCGTAACTTGTAAGTATTTCTTACAAGTTCAAATTGGTTAAGATTGGAACATGTCTAAGTTACAAGGAGACATAACAGTCCAAACTTGTGTTCCATCTTCTTCTTCAGTCGTATAAACTAGCTCGGCCCAATCTCCTACATATCCTGTAGGGGATGGATAAACTGCGTTAGGGTCGGTTTGAATCGCCGCCACTGAAGAAAGAGTGCTAGAAACAATTCTGTTACCGAAAACAATGCGTTGAGCTACAGAAGCAGGAATTGCTGTCGAGATAATCCATCCGTAAGGATTACTGCCGATGACGCGAAAACTGGAGCCCACAGCAAAATCAGAGGGAAGAGTGAAAAATGTTGGGTTCCCTAAAGCTTCTGGATCTGGAGTCGCAATATAAGAAACGTGCTGGACGGGGGCAACGGGGGTTGCTATATCTGTACCGAATGCCAAAAAAGAAGCCGCTAAAGCGGGGGCACTAGAGAACCAGGTTGTGCCTTCTGCGGGAGAATACCCTAAAAGCCCGGTGGCTCCGGTTGGTAAACCGGATGAGCTTGCAGGCGGAGTGAGAACAAGAAAATCTCGTCCACTTGAGGGGGATGTTGTGCCGATTGTATTGGAGTTCCCCACAAGCAACGAGTTTGCAGGAGGAGCATAAACATTAGGGAACGCGTCAGAGTCGTTCGCATATGTCGCCATTCGACTAACATAGCCCTCAGTATTCATAAATATTAAATTATTTCCAACAAGCTGGGTCAAAAGACCTGTGCCCGGGATTTGGGCATATTGGGCGCTTGATAAGCCCGTTGAGTTATCAAGATAGATTCCTGAGTTCTGGGCATTTCTAAGACTTAACAGTGAATAATAACCAGCTTGGGTTTCCATGCCGAGTGATGTGGCTGCCCCAACAACAACCTCCATGGGGTTTGTCCAGTCCCCTAACACGGTTGCGTTGCTTGAGTTTACTACGCTGTTGTATCCAATTGCAGCCGAATTAAATATTCCCGTCGTTGTTGTTTCAGAGGAGCTTCCTAAATAGGTACATCGAGACGTAATCACGTTTGCATTAGGCCCTGCGCTATATCCAAGAGCCGTGTTATGGCTTCCTGTGGTCACGTTTACTAAAGCGTTAGAACCGACTGCTGTATTATTTGTTGCTGTTGTTGCGCCGTAAAGCGCGCTAAAACCAAAGGCTGTGTTGTTAGAAGCTGCGCCAATATCATGTAATGCATAAGAACCAAATGATGTATTGTTTGCTGTTGCCGAAGTCGCGCTTGAAGGTGCGCCAACTCCATTAACAAAGAAATTCCCGTCTCCTATTGGCCCAACATTTCCACCAATAAAGAAGTTTTGGTTCTCAATATTGGCATAAAGGGGCAAATCCATTTGTAAGACAACAGCGCCCGTGGTTGGGTTAATAACAGATGTTCCTCCGCTTGCGCTAACGCTTGAAACAGCACCACCTCCCCCACCGCCTGGAATTGTAATTGTGGCTACGCCAGCTGCGGCCGTTCCAGTTACACCGGAACCAGAAAATGTGATGCTGCCTACCGGGGTTGCGCTTAGTCCTGGGGCTGTTACACTTATTGTAGAAGCACCTTTGTCAATCCAGCCTAAAACTTGTGGAGTTCCAGGCGAACCAAATGCAGCTGGTGCTACAAGGCTTAAAATCTGCCCTGCTGTTCCTCCAAAACCACCAATTGGATAAAATTGACTATCATAAATAGCACCGCTTCCATTTGATCCAGTATAAGTTTGTAAATATTGAAGATTAAGGACTTGTTTGATTGCAATTGTTCCGTAATCAATATAACTCCCAATAGGGATTGTTACGTTGCCGGCGGCAGGAATGTCTGACCAGTTAGCAGGATTCCAGCTTGTAGCCCCCGCATCCCAAGCCATAACTTGACCATCTGTCGCTGCTGTTTGTTTTAATTTACTAAGGGGCAGGGAATTTTCAGCAAAACCAATTCCAATAGTTCCGTTAGACGTTAAGGGATTATTTGTAAACGTTAAAATCGTTTCTGTTCCGTCCTCATTGCCTAACTCAACACTAGTTAACCCACTGCCGCTCCCTCCTCCCGGGATATTAATTGTTGCGATTCCACCAGCTGCACTTCCCGTAACTCCGGAACCTGTAAAAGTAATTCCCGTTACGGTTGTAGAAGATAAGCCGGGGGCCACAACAGCAATTGAAGATGCGCTTGCGCTTGTAGGCGTCCACGCGCTACCGCTCCACGCTAATATTTGCCCTGTAGTTGCGCCAGCTTGAGCAATTCTTGATAAAGGCAACCCACCTACCGCTATATCAAGCGTGATAGTTCCGTTAGACGTTAGTGGGTTATTTGTAAAATCAAAATTAGTCCCCCCGGAAACCTCGCCTAATCCCACACTGGTAAGGCCGCCGCCTCCGCCACCACCTGCTGCTTGCCACGTTGGCGCGACGCCGGAGCCATTAGAAGTTAAAACATAGCCGGAGGTAGAACCAGTTGTTGACAAGGCAGATAAAGCTAGCGAATTTACGGGTAACGTAATTGCATTAGAGAACGTGTAAGTCCCGGTTAATGTAGAGCCCAATTGGAAATTAGCTTGGGTTGAATTGAAATTAATGCTGATAGAACTGTCAGATGAGTAAAATGTACACAGATTCATGGAACCGGTACTATTACTTCTGACAACAATACCTCCTCCGGTCATTGCTGCAAGCTCAGCCAAGTTTGAGCTTGGTGTAAGTCCTATTCTGCATTGAGTAGCGGTAGGAGTCCCATAAGAAACAACAAGACTAGTGCCATCTCCCACTAAATTTTGCTGAATGGATAAATCACTACCTTGCTGCGTAACAATAACTGCCATTTTAAAAACTCCTTAAGTAGGGTTGGTTACTAACAAAGAACTATTTGTATTTGTCAAATAAAGAGATTGACCTACAGGGAGTTCTAAAATTGAATTGCTGATATTTTCGATTTGAATTGTTAACGGATAGTCGCCTTCTGTTTGATTTAAGACGTTAAATTCGTTAAATAGAGCGGGTATTATGATGGTTACTGGCCCGGTGAGCGTTCCAGTAAACAAAAAATTGTTATAATTAAACTGCTCTTGATCGAGAGCAAAATCTTGATCGCCACTAACGTCATACGTTTGAGCTTGTATCTGCGGCGTTATTGTAGTGGGGCCGGGGCGGCCCAATATGACAGGTTCCGGATCCATTTTAATCGGCGGCATTAAATTTGTCATATTAGGCTTATCTAAGAACCGATAATTGACCCTTAAGCCTGTGTCATATAAGCCCGTCGCGTTATATTGGAATTGCGGCACTAAATCCTTTAATTGGCATAAAAGACCTGAATAGTCGCACCGACCATAAGGAGATGGGTTTTGAAAGGACGGCCTTAAGTATTTTCCTATATAAAATGCAGCTCTCATTAATTCACTCCAAATGCTGAAATATTGGGCATGAAATTAATAGGCACATTTTCGTAATTAGAACGTCCTGCCAAATCATAAGCTTCTGCCGCCAATTGAGCGCATTCTGCAACTTTTTCGGGTTTATATTTTGTGCTAAGTCGGTATGCTATGCCGCGCATCAATGCATCTAAAAAGTTTTGAGGCACCGGTGTTCTTTGGAACAAATAAACAACATCAGGCGGGTAGCAATCTGTATTGAATAGAAGATTAAATCCGTCTTGTATGGGCTGAGGATAGATCACCAAAACAGGAGGATTGATTAAATTTAGATAATAACCTGTAATAGCTGTCCCAATGGCAGTTGTGGTTTGCATCGCCATATATTGAGAACGAGAAATTGCCCCAATTGTTCTGTTGGGTGCAGCTAAATTGGAGACTGAAAAATAAATCTGATTAATCGCCAGAGTGTTGCCGCCCGTTTCTCGAATCCGCCAATATTGGGCGGACGGGGAAACTTGCAAAACAAACCATTGTGTCACAGAGGGATAAAAAGTTGTTTTCGGGGACAAATAAACTTGTTGCCACTCTGTGCCATTATTTGAGCAGTCAATTGCTATTGCATAATCAGTTTGGTTAAGAGAACTGACCCCCACGTACAAAATACTGTTAGTAATACCCATTCCATAGTCATAACCTATTGAGCCGTTCGGTGTTGTTTGAGTACAGCCGGCCGTTTGAGTTGGGTCAAAGCAGTTATTTGGGTTTCCGCCAGCTGACGAAAACGCCGTACCGTTTTGATTCAAACGAATAGGCTGTAAGATTACGCACTCATTATATAAAATCCTAAGTACGTAATCCGGCAATTGATAGTACGATTGACCGGCGTTAATCGATACCATCATGGGTTGTACCAAAAAAAGGTTTAATCCTTTTGATGGCCATGTAGAAAGTTCTAAATTTGCCGAATAAACAGCGGAATCAAATTGTTCTGCTGACTGCAAATTTAAAGGTATTCCGATATTTCGATATGCCTCGATAATTAGTTCATCAAGTTTTGCATTTTTACCAAAGCTGTATGAATTACTGAGAGCATTGGGGTCAATAACCATTTATTGACTCCTGCGATGAAATCTCTTACTAATGACTCGTTTTTCAGGCTTTTTGATTTCGCCGCCTGCTTTTCGGCCCATCATTCCTTTAGCCTTGTTAAGATATCCTTGACCTTTATCCAGGTATCCATTCGCTGTGTCTGCTGTTCCTTTACCTGCATTAAATGCTTGCATTCCTGCTTGGGCCATGCCCATAGGGTCTTTCTTTTCAACGGCATCAACCATGGCTTTGCCTGCTTGATTCACGCCCGGCACAAAGCTCATCGCTTTCATTAATCCTGGGTTTTCGTCTTTCATGGTATCCCACATACTTCTTTTGAAATTACCATTTGCATCTTGCTGATAACCGTGCTTAGCCATTTCATTAAACGCATTGTTAGCGTTGTAAGCATTGCGCTGATCATGCATTTCTTGATGAAAGGCCCCTGAGCGTCTTTTAGCAGCTTGAGTTTCTGCCATTGATTGGTCTCTATAGGCGTTTCCTCTTGTTGCCATTTCTGCCTTGTATGCATCACTTCTTCTGTCAACAGGGGCTAACGTTTGGCCTTGTCCTTTTGCCTGCAAGCGAGCGCGCATAGCATTGTAATCAATGCCGTTAGACTGCCCCGGTGCTACTGTTTGCGGTTGATTTAGAATTCCTTGGCTTTTCGAATTATCTGCACCGACGAATTTGGTGTAATCAGACTGATATTGTTTTCCAAAATTTGTCGCAGCATTCGGGTCTTTCCCGTTATAATTGTCGTAATAACGATTTGCAGATCCTGCTAAAGAAGATTTATCGATATCTGTATATCGTTCATTTGGGTCATGGCTCGCTAAAGAATTGTAATAAGCGTCTTCTGCCTCATTCGCTTTGCCTAAATTGCCAAGAATTTGACCGCCAACTTCATATTTTTTAATTTCGCCGCCATTTTTCTTTCCTCGATAACGCAATGCTAAGTTAGCTCTTTTTTCGAGTAACGGTTTGGATGAATGAGCAGCTTTTTCTAAAGTTTTTGTAGGAATCTTCTTATCTTCAGGTATGTTTAATTGCTTATGAAGAGCACCTTTTTTAGGGTGGACATCTTGCATCCATTTATCAACGCTACCGCCTTCACTAAATTTACGCGCACGAGAGGGCTTTCCTACCGAATTCATAATTTTGTTTTGAGTCATTCTCTTATCAAGAGGCGACATGAGCTTTGGAGGGGAGATTTTGCCGCCCATAGCTTTTTTCTGGCAAGAATTGTCAGAATCACCGGAATACATGTTCAAAATATCAATACTGGATGCGCCTTTATTTTTCATCAGAACTTACTCTCTTGGATAAAGGTGAAGTTGAATGTTTCTGTGGTGTTGTTTAAAACATGCATCCACACAGTTGTCATAGGAGCGTTACCAGTATCCCACGCTGAATCACTGTTATTAACGAGATTGCCGTTATCCGCCGACGTGTTCCCATGGGTGGGATCTGCATAGGCGATTGCTGAATCTCCGTAATAGAAACCTACAAGAGGATTGAAAAAGAATTGCTGACTTCCAGCAGATGATTCTGGCCTTGCGATATCTGTCGCAGACTGCCAGACCGTATAATTTGCCCCCGAAGCTGTGCCACTCGCAAGAACTTGAGCTGTTGTATTAAATACTTTCTTATTAGTATCTAAAATAATAGGGTCGGTAATTCCTTCATCGCCATAACCAACCCAAAACGTACCTTGAGCGCCCGATTTTAAAACAACTCTAATATAATTAATTGTTTGAAAATATGTTACGGTCTTGACGGAATAAGTAGGGCCTCCTCCTGCTAATGTCACATCCTCACTAATTACAGCGTTGATAGGGTTAGAAAGAGTGCAAGTCGCCGGGTTTTTATTAAAAGGTGACGCACCAGCTGTCACATTTAAAGTAAGCCCAATTCCATTAACCGTAATGCTATCAATGTCAGCAGGTGCTACATCGGATTGGATTAAAACAGAGCGATAAGCAAAGTTGTTTCCATTATCTTGAGGGGGGATGCTTTGAAAAGTATATCCTGCATAATAACCAACTATCCATGGCTTTGTCTGATTAAACGGCAAAAAGGGGATTTGAGGCAGCGACGTCAAGATGTTTGAGTTTAAGGGGATATCCCAATAAGATGTCCCATCGCCTGTTGGGGACTGAACCCCCGTTGTCGTTGCTTGATCCCCTGCAATCGTATACTCATTTCCTGTGGCAGGAAGCCATGTATAGGTATAAGGCCTCATTAAGCAGGCACTCCCGTATAATATTGAGGTAAACCATACAGCCCCTGGCTTGTTAACGGCTGGATTGGTAATCTATTGCCGCTGCTATCCAAACCGGCCTCCCATACGCCCGGATAAGGAGTATTTAACGCTTGTGCTTGTGCCCTATAAAAATCATTTTGCTGGTCAAACCAAACATCATTACCTTCCACATAATACCCAAAATATAATGTTTTCACCGCGTCGGGCGCAGACGGAGCAACGGCTAAACCGCGCACATCTCTTGTTGTTGGGGAAGGTACACTTGCATCTGCCGCACCGATTAATATGTTTGCTGGGGGAGGATTTACAGAAGGTGTTACCCCTCCTCCAAACGTCAAATATGATGTTCCATTCCATCCAAAACAATAAACTGCGCCTACATCACTTAAAACATAAGGCAAACCGAACGCATTAGCTGCCTGTACTGTAATAGTTGTGCCTGGTGCTTGACTTATATAAACTTGAGTAATATAAGAAAATGCTTTGTATACGTTTGCTGTCGCGCTTGAAGAAAGATTTAATATGCTAGCCTGCATTGGCCAGCCCCAATAATCATACCCAAAAAACGTAATGTTTGTATTGGCGGCAATACCCGCGCCAGTCGTCACCGACAATGTTCTAGGCCAGTCAAACTGTATATAAGCCTGTTGAGACTGAGGATCTCCCAAATAAGTCACGCAACTGTTTTGAACAAGTCCTGCTGAATTAAGAGGTAGTGCCCCTGCCCCTCCAGGGGTCATGGTAGCAACCACATTTCCTGGTGCCGTAGCGTAAGGAGTGATTGTGTACATGTAATTATTGGCCTGCAAAACTCCAGGCCCAAACTTAAAGTTAGGGCTGCTGTAGATTGCATTTGTTGCTGGATTAGAAATAGTAGAACCTGGGAATAAAGGCCCTGTTCTTAACCCGTCGGAAACATAAGTTCCATAAGAACCATTTGTTGAAGGCATTTTTAATACTCCTAATAACCTCTTGCGCCAAAAGCACCGCGCCAGTTTGTATATCCATGCACATAACGTTCTATACACGAGCAAACAGTGTTGTATGTTCTGTTATCGCTCGAAATATCGAATTCCAAAGGTTCATTAAGGAAATAGTTAAAACCGTATTCTTCGTAATCCGTTAAAACAAACCAGTTGTAGGGATTGCTTAAATACGGATTTACCAGATGTCCTTTTGGCATAAATCCGCCGGTTTTAAGAGCATTTACAGCATTGTTTGCGCTATTTGATTGATAATCGGATTGTAAAACTCGAATTGCATCAAATTGGCGCTGCGCCGGAACAAGAACACTTTTTGGCTTGTAAAAACCTAAATGACCTGAGTTTGTGCGCCATTGAGATGTAATAATGGTGACTGCATCTTCAAGCGCTTTTTCAGAAAACTGAACGTTATTTGTAAAGGTATTTGCAAGAGGCCCTTGTACGTTAGGGTGCTGAGTCGAAAAAAGTGGTTGCAAATCTGAGCCGGTTGATTTAGCATTAAACCCGTTGTTAAACAACCTCATTGCGTTAACGTTTTTAACCTCAGTCATCGATTTGCGCATTTGCTTGACGTGTTGAGGGAATTGTTTCTTATATTGGTTGTCACGGACTGCGCCACGGGTTATTTCAAAAGAAATTCCGTAGTACTGGTTAATGTAATTACTTTTGTAGCTATCCCCGAAGTCTGCGGATGCAATTGGGCCGCCGTCCAGCTTAAGTTGACCTGCCGGTAACCCTCTCATTTCCTGGACAATTTCAATTGCCATATCTGAGGAATTCTGCCGGTAGATAGGATGCCATAAATCCGGGAATGTGTTAAAATCGATAAATAATTCGTACGCGGTTGGCAGGAGCGTACTATTTATATATGAGCGTGTAATAGTCATTTAAATAACTCCTATAAGCCAAGTGAAGATAAGCGGTACATGTGGTTTGCGATAATGCATTCAACGTTGTTAAACGGAATGCCCCATTCGTTGTTTTCAGCGGCAACTAAGCGTTGAATCATCAAAGGTCGATAAGCTCCCCCGCCTGGTTGTCCAACTTGCGTTGCGTCTGCAAACATCAAAGACATGCCGTTTGAAAAATTGCCTAAAACAAGACCTGGATTGGTTGGATCTGTAAGATAATTAACGGCAATTAATTTTCCTGCCATTGCAGCAGTCGCGGCGGTGCTGTTAATACCTGCGGAAGTCGTGCCGCCTACCTGGATATTGACTACAGCATTAGGATCATCGATTACATAAGCTGTCGCGGGTTGATTCCCTTGTGTAAGGGTGCCTGCCGGCCAAAAAGATCTACCGGGGAGCGCATTTCCAATTTGTGTCTGATCTTGAGAAACGTAATCGCAACCGTTAAAAACGCCTACCGCTACAACAGTTTCATTCGCCGGATTTTGACCCGTTACTAAATCCCAATAATTTACCAATACATTAGCTGTTAGGCCTGTGGAAGGATCTGTTAAGGCTTTAATTGCAACTAAGTCGCCTTTGAAAATATTGTTGCTATAACCTGAAATAATAGGATAAGGGTTTTCTTGGCCTGTCCAAGGTGCGCCAGTAATAGACTTTGTGACAACTGCACCTTGTGGCCCATTTTTGCCATAAGACATAAGAGGACTCCATTTAAATTAGTTAATTTTTTGTGGAAAAGGTGCCACGTCGCTTGGACGGGAAAGTAAAGAAGGATTCCATACCTTTTTACTGAATAAGAATAAGACCCAAGGCAAAATGCCTGGTAAATGCGCTCTTACTTACGCATAAATTCATTTTATTTAAAATTTTATTAAAAATCAATGATTAATTTTTAGGGTACACAGTATCTGCGCAAATCCGTAACCGAATTCGGGTTTGTCAGTAGGTGACAGATTGTCGCCGTCTGGAAAAGTAATTAATTTTTCCATTTTTTTCAATTATCATTTTTGCCCATAAAGCCAGTCTGTATATGCGTTTATAGCCGAAACATATATGTAGAAAACAGCTAATGAGTCGCGCAATTGCATCAGTTATATTTATATGCCTTCCCTATGCATATCAAGCCAGCTTATACCGTTGAGCGAAACTGAAATGGTTAAATAGGAGTATTAAATGACATTAAAATTTATTCGCGAACCTGAATGCAAAAATATTACAGGTTTAAGCAGATGTACAAGATGGAGATTGGAAAAAGCAGGGAAATTTCCTGCACGACGTAAGATTAGTCAGAATACTGTTGGCTGGCTTTCAAGTGAGATTGAAGAATGGATGCGAAGTAAGATTGAAAGTCCGGATGCAGAGCTAAAAAACAAATAAGAAAATATCTTATATTTAAAAAATCTCTTTACATGTGTTAAACAACCTTATATAAATGGGTTGTATGACACAAAAGGAGGAGTTACTAGTGTTAATTAAGTTAATTTTTATAGGGGGGATTTCTGTTATATCTTCTCTTGCCTGTACAGGTGATTATGACATAGCCAGGGAGGGGGCCAGAACGCCGGCAGGCTCGCCATCGCGTCCAATCTCAGTTGCTCCAGATGATTCTTTTCATGGTTTTCTCGATAAATATGAAAATCTAATTGTAGATAGAATCTTACAGGAAAGCGAAAAAGGAAAATCACTTTTTTCTATAATTAAAAAATCACCGCAAGGAGTTCGTAAGAAATGAAAAATTTTGCTTATGATGTAGAGAAGTTATTAGAAATAGATGAATGTTTAGAGAAATTAGAGCAATCAGAAATTAATCAAAAAATCCTATATAATTTAAAATTAATTCAAGAAAGTCTCGATGGAATCCAAGAAGACATTTTGAATATTATAAAAATCACAGATATGTCAGAAAAATTACCTAATTGCGGCTTTATCTCGACAAGATTGAAAGAAGATGCTGAAAATAGATTCAAACATCTTGTTAAAAAACTTGAGGGGCTTACTAATCATGCAAATTAAAGCGGTGACTTTTTTAATAATGAGTACTCTTAGTATTTATGCAACAGATCCAACGGAGCCACCTCAGACGAACGGTAGGGCATCTTCGGTAAGGAAAAGTGAGATATCAGTTTTAGCAGGAGCAAAGATGAGATTAAGTCCGATAGCTGAAGAGAGGCCAGAGCGTATAATTACTCATAAGATAATAGCTACTCATGAATTTATGAAAGATTTAGGATACTTTGAAGTTATTATACCAACTGGAAACTCTCTTTATCAAAGTAAATATATTTTGGAATATTTGAAATATTTCAAGGAATTTATCGTTACTTCTTTAGAAGATTTTTCAGTTATCAAAGGGGTTCCTTTGGCGGAAATAAAAACAAATTCACAGCATTTATTAAATTTAGAAGCGCCGTTAATTGAAAGGCGTTTAGCTAAATTTAAAGAGGGCTCCGGGATAGAGCTTCCTTCTTTATTAAGATTTACATTTTATTAAAAAACCTAAAGGAAAGAGAAAATGACAAAAACAATTAAAAAATTAAAATACATATTGATTATATGTAGTCTTTTAAAAACTGTTAATGTATTGGCGATGGATGAAAAAGAAACTCATCCGCTCACACCTCCAGCCAGAACTCATGTTGCGCTAGAGATGGAAAGAGCGGAGCCATTAGCACCAATAGCTGTTCCTTTTTATAGAAAACCTAGATTTTGGATGGGTGTAGTCGGCACAACAGCAGCTGTGACGGCAGTAGGGGTAGGAATTTATAGTATTGTAATGAAGTTGCAACGCCATCATGAACATGATTTTCCTCATATTCCTGTTCCCTGCAATGCTACGGTTCCAGGCCTGGATCTCTGTAGGGCTTTTTATGACTTAAGGGGCGAATTGTCTTTGTTTGATTGCTCTGTAGAGGATATTATGCACACCTTTTCAAACGCATCATGTGTTATTGTTGATGGGATTCGTAATAATTCATTGGTAGAAACATTATGCTGTCTACAAGATAATTTAAAAGACAATATCCCAAACACTTTAACTGTTCAAGAAAATATCTATGATTTCTATGATTTCTTTAGAACAGGAATGTCCCGTTATCTTCTTTATAAAAAGAGTTAAAATACAATCAGGTTCCTCCAAGAACACGCCCTTGTTATAAATAGTAGGGGCGTTTTATTAATAATGACGCCTATCATCAACTGATGTATATAATTCTGCATTGCTTTTTTCTTGGCTAAATGTTTTTATTGCATTTTCTTCATCCCTTGCGATTTTAGCAAAATGCAAATCAAGAGCCGCTGTTGTGCTTTTCAACCTTTTCATTCCAATATGACCGTTTTTTCTGTAATAATTATCATTATCGGCATTTCCAAAAAGATTTAAAGTCATGTTCTTTCCGAGGGAAGGATGTTCGTCACATTCGATTGGCACATAACCTAATTGTAAAGCCTCATCAATTTTTTGAGGAAAATTTTCATTCATAGATCTATAATTAACCATGCAAAAATCATATTGAGGATTTGCGGCAATATATTCAGGAGGCAAATTCATACTAACAAAACCTAAATACGAAACGGGATCACGAGGCTCTCTTCTGTCTTCCATAATAGAAAATGGATCGCGTCTATTTGCCAAAGCATTTTCAATAGTAGCTTTTAGATTAAGATCGTCAGGAATTTGGGATTGATTTTCTTTAATTGACATTTCATTTTCCCTTCTAATTTTTTTATTTAAATGGCCTCTGCGGGCTGCTTCGCTGCGATCGTATGTCATAATTTATCCCGGTAATCTAAAAACAGATTTTTCATTCGCCTGTATACTTTTGTTTACTTGCTCTATTGCTTTTAAAAAATTTGCAGTAATTGTTTGACTGTTACTTGGATCGCTTGCAATCCTTTGTTTCAACATCTCTGTCTGTTCTTGATTTAAATGACGCTCTATGCCGCCTCTTCTTTCATTAGAAGCATAAGAGTCTGTGATGTTGTTGCGGGGAACAGCGGCGACTTGAGGCGCTGACATGTTTCGATGCTCTCTACTGTACATATTTTGATTAGTTTGGATTGGATTTCCAGCAACAGATTGATTTTGCAAATAAACAGATTTAACGGCGTTTGCTATTTCATCCAAATGCTGAGCGTAATTTAATTCTTGCCCGCTTAACGCAAGTTGTTTTCTGCGATGTTTGTCATAAATGGAAGCTTCATTTAAAAGTTCCTCATTGTACAAAGGGTCGTCAGGATTTGCCCAACGATTACGAGCTAACCAATCTTCAAAAACGCTATCATACTCATTGTCATTATCATAATCATCGCTATCAGATTGATCGTAAGCTGATGTTCCTACAGGATATTCAACAATATCTGATTCTTGCGGGTATTCAGCGAGCTCTTTCTCTTTTTCTAATTTCTGCTGATGTCTATAAAGTTGATGGGTTGATTCATCAGCGATGAGTTTGTTTAACCTATTCTGATAAGTTATTTCAGCATCGAAATCGCCAATTAATCTAGCTTCTTTAATTTTTTCAATTAAATTAGCTTCGCTAAGTTTTACGGATGCTTGATAATTCTCATCACTTATTTTCTTTTCATGCTCAATTAAACGCTCTTTTTCCTGCAAGGCACGCTGAGCTTCTATTAACTTTGCTTTAAGCTGTATATTTTCTTCTTCAAAAACTTTGACTTTATAGCGAGCTTCATTAAATCGCTTTGTATTTCGATCAATTTTATTTTTTTTAGGCTCGCCAGGATGATTTGATGACGTCTCATTTGAATTTGTTTTAATAGATTCATCTGAATTTTTTTGCAATATATCAATATCTGTAACTTTTTCTGATATAGGTTGCTCTATCAATTCGCCAGTAGGTACAGTAAATTTAAGAGGTCCGTTGTCTTCTAACAAATCATCCTGGCCAATAGTCATTTATTTACCCTTTTTGTTTCATTTCTTCGCGGATTTCATTAGCCGTAAGTTTCATTCCTAATGCCTTTTCCACGTCCTCATCAGAATAAGTACCAAGAATACGCGTGTCGTTCACGTAATAGCATAAGATTTTTGGCAAATGCTGCCATCTTTTCGGGTGCTTTTCGTATTGGTTAGTATCTACCCAATCCCCAACTTGGCAAAATGGGCCGTTTGCAAAAAGTTCAGCTCCGACGCCTTCTTGTCTATAAGCATTGTCGCCCATAGCCAAAACAAGACAAATTTCCTGCTGCGATTGCATGGAATCTTGCGTATTGCTTGGTAGGTAAATACTACCGATTTTTTCTGACGGACGAATTGGCATCAAAAGAAGCAAATGACCGGTTGGGCGCACTTCAAAACCTAAATACTCTTTTGTAATATTAGTTTTGTTCATCCGCTGCACCTTTATCATTTGAGGAATCCAAACTTGCAGTTAATCCTTTATTCATTTTTTCTTCAAAGCGTATTTTTACGTCATTTAATGAAACACGAACATCGCTTAGTCCCGATTGAAAACCTTGATTTTGGTGGTTGAGTACATTGATTTCTTTAATTTTTTGGTTAATTTCGCTTGATAAAAAATCATTAAAAGAATCTAGAGATTGTGCAGGTTCCTCTGTTATTTCTGCGT